TCGCAAGTGAAGAAAGTCCATAAGAGATAATGGATGATAGTGAAGAGACTCCTGGTGTAGATTGTTTCGCAATTGTGGAGAGACCATAGGAAATTATCGTGGAAAGTGAAGAGACCCCTGGATTAATTGAACCGCTATACAGTGATGATAAACCATAGGAAACTATAGTGGAAAGTGAAGAGACTCCTGGATTAATTGAACCGCTATAGAGTGATGATAAACCATAGGAAACTATCGTGGAAAGCGAAGAGACTCCTGGATTAATTGAACCGCTATAGAGTGATGATAAACCATAGGAAACTATAGTGGAAAGTGAAGAGACTCCTGGATTAATTGAACCGCTATAGAGTGATGATAAACCATAGGAAATTATCGTGGAAAGTGAAGAGACTCCTGGGCTCGGTTGGTGAGCAACTGTGGAAAGGCCATACATGATGGAATACCCCACACCAGTTGAAAGAGTTGAAAGATTTCCAGCGTTTGCATCAATTACATTAATAGTTGTAGTTGGAGTATTTACAGTTACTGTATTCATAACAGCAGTTGTTGTTTGCGCAATGATTTGCGCAAAATTAATACTAGAAATTGTTGTATAGAGAAGTTGGTTTATATCTATATTTTGAACATTCGCATTTGATATTACATTTATATCAACTGTATTTATAGTAGCATTGTTTACATTCGAAACATTTACATTGCTAATATTCATGTTGCTCAAGGTAGCATTGACATTGCCGGCACTCCCTTGACCTCCATTCACACCTGTTATAGTTCTTCCTGTATAACTATTCATCTGGAAGGACGAACTCTAATGTCTATTATATAAGATATAAGGCAATGTGTATAAAGTTACAAGCGTCGTAGATGCTGCTATATGTTCCGGATTTCCCTTAAAGAGGGTTGCTAGCCCAAATGATGAGATCATTAATAGTGCGTCACCTCCAATGATTTTAGTGCCACCCTTGGCGTAACTCTTAAATACATCAATCATTTGGTTGAGCCCTTCAGGCAGAGGGACTATAACTGCCAAAAAGAAGAATATATCATGAATTGCCTGAACTATAACAAGTAGTGCTAAGAAGTATAGAGGGCTCCTGGGAGCAATAAATGTTGTATATAGGTATCTTGTAATTTGAAATCCTATCATAATAACTGTCACATCAGATAGTACTGCAGAGAGACCAAATTTATCATACCAGATATTGAGTGCTTCGCCAAAAATATTGGGATTGTATCGTGTCAGAAAGAGGACTATGACATCGGTCACAAGAGTTCCAAGCGCTATAAAAAGTAGGTCTGAATTGTTGTGAAAGTCTGAAATATCTGGGAACTTCATATCCTACTTCTTACTATAAAAAATTTGAATATAATGGAGGGGCTAAAGGCTATACTCGTATATTAATTGGGTGAAAGCCCTTGTAGCGTAGTGGATATACTATTACTGTACAACGCGTCTCCCTTCTAAGGAGAAAATCGTGGGTTCGACCCCCACCAAGGGTATTTTTTTATTTAGTGGTACCTACATAAAAAATGACTATAGAGTAGATGAATAACAATAATTCACGAAAGCCAAAAACATACAAGCGTAAACGAAATTACAACAGTAATAACAATATAAACATGTTAACAAGAAATATGGCGTTGTCTGGCCTAAATAAAAGGGCAACCAACAACGGTAATATAAATATGGCGCTGCCTGGACTAAAGAAAAGTGTAACCTTCCGTCAAAATAAAAATAGATGGTACAATATTCCGAAAGAAGCGGAAAATGTTGAAGCGCGTAAATCTATTGCTGTTAATAGGACAAATACAGCAAATTTAGTTCAGGGAAATAGAAATACTCCTTACAGAATAAAGATGAAAAGAAATACTTATAAAAATTATTTAAATGTGTTACGTAATCAAGGACAGTATCATTTAGAGCCAAGTGATAAAGATTTTTTGAATATGATGGTTGGAAATAAAGGACCTAAATAAATAGGTCTACTATATATTATGCCTCTTTAGCATAGGGGTTATTGCGCTCGCTTTGTAAGCGAGAAGTCGCTGGTTCGATTCCAGCAAGAGGCATCCATTCTTTTTTGTGCGTCTTTGAGACTTTCGAAAAAGAATAGTACTAAAATTATCATACATCTATATATTTACTAGACGGATACTCTTCCGCATAGTGGTTACTAATCCCAGAATCATAAATACAATGCCAATTTGGCTCAGCGCTTAGAATGTACATTTCAGGGTCAGCATATCCATCTCCAATTATGGTTGGTAACTTTAGAAAATATGTACCAGTTGTCCACCAATAGTTCCCACTGTAGTGTGGCTGAGGTGCTGCCCTATAATTTACCCCTACAATATCATATGAACCAAGAAGTTCAATACATTTCTCATGTTTGGCAATGAGTTGATACTCTATAAGGGCGCGCCAATCGTATACATTTTCATCAAACGGTTTTGTAACTCCTTTTGTGTGGATATATAGAATTTTATCTTGAGGCAATATATATTCTTTGATTGATAGTAGCGTGTAACGTTCACATGTTACATCATTATACGCATATTTAACAATATGAAATTTCTTACCTGCGGTTTTAATTGATCTTACGCAATCGTTTACAAAGGGCTCTTGACCTGTAATGAAACAGTAGATTTTTGTAATTTTGTCATAAAGACCACTGTAAATGATTTTGGCAATTTGCTCTCTGAGTGTAAATAATGTGAGTTGATTACAATGAATATGATAGAATATATACGTATTGCCTGTTGTCATTGATTTATTAGTGACGAGAAATGTATAAGTCCTTTCAATAATGAAAAAATGAAGTTTTGGGAGCCTAAGTATTTAGAACAATTAATAATTGGTGAGAGGTGTCTCACTGTATTCGTAAATACCGCTGTAACTCAGTTGGTTAGAGTGTGGGCCTTTTAAGCCCAAGGTCGCGGGTTCGAGTCCCGCTAGTGGTAATACTTTCTTTTTTGTGCGTCTTTGAGACTTTCGAAAAAGAAAAGCACCTAAGGATCTCTCTCTAATAATTAAATTAGGCGATTCCGAAGGGTGCGCCTCGGTTCTATAGTGTAGTTGGTTATCACATGGGAATCTGACTCCCAGAACCTCGGTTCGAATCCGGGTAGGACCTCTCTTTTTATAAGTTTCTTCTAGAAGTTTATAAAAATTGTCTAAGAAACCTTTAGGTTTCTGATAAATCATTTTTAGCCCCTGGCTAAAAATTGAAACGCTTTCCCTTAAAGGGTATTTGTACTAAACTCGGTTAAAAAATGTCCTCATCTGATGACCTCTCCGCCACTATTGACTACGTACATGACGCGCGCCTAGAAATCAAGTACAACGTACACACCCACCTACAAGGGTTCAGTAAGGAGCAAAACCGACTTCACGCGGAGCGGTCATCTCTGGGGTACGCTGTTCTTGTCTATAATCTCAAAGGTGACAAGAATACTGGGATGATTATTCGAACTTCTGTTATCATGGGGGCATCAAAAGTATTCATTGTTGGTCGGCGAAAGTATGATCAACGCACTGTTGTCGGTGCGAAGCACTATATTGATATTGAACGAATTACAGGCGTTGATGTTCTACCTGATCCACGTGAACTTCTCAAAGATTACTCTCCTATTTGCGTTGAGCAAGGAGGTGTATCACTGGATAAAGTTGATTGGGTCCCTTACAGAGATTGTGGTAGCAGTGGCAGCGGCAGTAGATACCGCAGCCAGAAGACTCCATGTTTCATCATGGGTTCCGAGGATTGTGGACTCCCTGAGGAGTTCGTCTCGCGCTGTGCGCAGATGCCAGGATTTCTGCGCATTAGTATTTTCCAACACGGAGTGCTCCGTTCTATGAATGTGGCGACTGCGCATAGCATCCTCCTCTATGAATATACGCGAAGCATCCGAGAAAAGAAGGAGGAGCAGTTTGGTCTTTTCTAAGCTACTTCGAGTGCCTGAGAAACAGGGCAATATGCGTGGAACCGTTTTTTATCTTCGCGTGTCATATTTTTCGTTTTGTGCGCCCCAAAACTCTCCGCATGGAACGAATTTTGCGAACAGAAATTATTCAGAACCTCCGCCGACTCCGGTTTCACTCCAAAGGACTCCAAACATTCGCTGAAAAAAACGTCCTCCGCATAGAGTGGCTTTATTCCTGGCCGCGCAGCTATACACTTATTCATGAAAGATTTTTTACGGAAACTTAGTCCACCAACTCCATAAAATGAATATTTCTTCTCCACACCGCCCCAATATGCTCCCTTACCATACACATCTTTTCCTCCAGCACACCCAATATAATCATACTTCATAAAATCCGAAATCTTGAACTTAGATCCCTTACAGATGGCTGTGTCCGTCTGAAACACGAGAATATTCTCCGCCCACACCTGGCTCCAGAAATTTGGTGATTTGAAAAGTTCATTATATTGTGCGGCATTCAGATTATCCGTCTGTAAGGGAATTAAGAATACTTTGCGACCTTTTACTGCTTCTGTTGCGTACTTTGCGTATGCTTGGGAAGTCTTTCCGTGAAATACGTAGAGATCCCATGACTTGTCCATTGTGGCGTCAAAATTGTCAATTACATATTTGAGCAGTTCGTGTTGTCGTGGTTCCACGATAACAAGCGCATTTGGTGAGAATTCGTACCTGTATGCTATGTATATAGTCGCTAGGACAATAATTCCTATCGCGAGAATTGCTGCTGTTTTGCTTGTCGCCGCTACTGCTGCTGCGACTTTTCGCATCTAATTTTACGTGATATTTTCTATCTTTCACACTGTCATAAGATAACTAGGTGCTATTATTATAATAGCATCCAGAATTCTTAACAGACGGGGCTGGAATTGAACCAGCGATCTTTCTATTAACTAGAATGCTCTAACCACTGAGCCGCCCATCCTTGTATTGCTGACTGAATTCTTATGTGAGGATTTCTCCCCAATATAAGAATTATATATATTCTTTAGACCTTTGTATGTAGTTTTTAAAAAATTTGATACTTAAAAACTTTATAATTTTTACAATAGAATGATTACAATTCAAATTAAACATCTTTATAAGGTTCATGAAGATGAAAATTGTTTATTATTACTGAGTTTGACTCGGTATCTACATTCACAGGGTTATTGGGTAATTCCAGAAACTATTACTGAACGGTTAATTCCGTCAGATGTCATTCTACCAACTATTACTCTTCCTTCAGGAGAAGTTCTAAAAGGATTTTCTAAAATAGTAGATTTCTTAGAAAATAGAACTGGTATTCAAGATTTAATCAATAAATCTATAGAATTTATTGAGCAGTATCCAGAATATCGTTGTAGGATTTAAATGTGGTATATAATATATTCTAGATGTGTGGTATATTATTTTTAGTAGGTACAGAAAACGCTGAAGTATGGGAACAAGTTCATTTTCCTAAGTTACAGCCAAGAGGACCAGATGGTTCAAAATTCTTAATAAAAGATAATTTTTGTTATGGATTTCATCGCCTAGCAATTATTAATACTTTAGATTCTGGTATGCAACCCTTTGTAAAAGATAATATGACATTAATTTGTAATGGGGAAATTTATAATTATAAAGATTTCAGTAGCTGCGCTGTTAGATCAGATGTTGAAGTTATTCTAGAACTAGACTGGGAAAATCCAGAGGAATTTATTTCAAAGCTAGATGGAGATTTTGCGTTTGTTCTAACAAAAGGAGATAATTATTTAGTAGCAAGAGACCATGTGGGAGTTCGTCCTTTATTCTATGGTATAAATTCTGATAGAATCCCTATTGCGTTTTCATCAGAAGCAAAAGTTTTATATGGGGCTCCAGAAATTATAGAAATTAAAGTGTTTCCTCCAGCAACTTTATATAATTCTTTAACAAAATCTTGGACTCCTATTCCTTTTCAAAAAACAATGGAAATAGAGAATTGTCAAAAAAATATTCGCGAATATTTAGAAAAAGCAGTTGTGAAACGATTAGAACATTCTGATAGACCAGTTGGTATTTTATGTTCTGGTGGAGTAGATTCTGCTATTTTAACATCACTCGTAGCAAGACATACTACTCCTAGTAGATTTCATGTGTTTACTATGGAATATAATGTAGGATTATCTGAAGATAGTATTTATGCCAAAATGCTATGTTCTTCTTTAGGATTTAATCATACAGTTGTCAAATTTAATGAAGCCGATATTAAAAATAGTATTGAAACTGTTATTAAGATTATAGAATCCTATGATCCCAATACAATTCGCGCTTCTATTCCTATGTATTTATTGGCCAAATATATTAAAGAAAATACTGATATTAAAGTAATATTATCTGGTGAAGGAGCAGATGAATTATTTGCTGGATATAATTATTTTAATTTAGTGAATTCTGGAGAAGACCTACAGGAAGAAACAAAACGATTAGTAAAGAATATTCATCAATTTGATTTACTTAGAGCAGATAGATGTTTTGCTTCTCAAGGATTGGAAGTTCGTGTTCCATTTTTAGATAAAGATTTTATTAGTAATATTTTGAGCATTGATGGAAAAGAAAAAGGTTTTGTTAATGGTGGTGAGAAATCCCTTTTACGAGATTCTTTTAGAGAAATGCTGCCAGAATTAGTACGATTTCGTATTCTTGATAGACCCAAGGAACGTTTTAGTGATGGATGTGGATTAAATTATATTCCAACTTTACTTAGATATATTGGAGAAGGAGCACGAAGTTTAAAAGAACAATTACAGAAGGAAAAAGCATTTGATAAAAAAATTTTTACAGACAACTATGGAGAAAATTATCATTGGATTCTTACACGAGAACTTCCTTCTTGGGCACAAAAAGAAGGTGATGTGAAGAATATTAGTATGAACTAATCTTCTTTAGGACTTTCTATTTAACCATCATTTTCCTATTATTATTTAAATATATTTAAACTATTATATCTAATAATGGATGACTATAACTGGAAAGAGGATATTTGTGAAATTTATTTAAATGAAACAAAAGAATGTTGTTGTGAAAAGGCATATCATAATTTATGGAAATTTGGTCAAAGACATTCAATAGAAATTCCTATTTGGCAGACAGATCATAAGTATCCGAAAGAAGATAATGAATTATATCTTATTACAGATGAATATCACGAAAAATACAATACATATAGCAATGAACTATGTCTTTGTTGTGAAACGAAACTTTTAGAATTAAACACCTATAGATGTTCTGATTGTGGATGTTTTTTATGTGGTAAATGTTTTTTACGAGGAAGATATGACGATGAAGAAGCACAATATTGCTATAGTTGTAGAAGATTTGGTTATGAAAAGAATTGTTTATTTAGAGATTCATTTTTGTATACAACATATTCCAGTATTGAAGAATATGAAAAAGCATTTCCTCTTAGAATGCTACGTAATGACTGGATGAATGCTTCTTGGTATTATTAAATTATTATAAATCTTATTTATTGTAAATAATCATAATATATTCCAGTAATTTTTTGTTCTGGCTTTCTATCACGATGTAGTTTATACCATTCTAGTGCTTCTTCTTTTACCCAGCCTTTTTCACAAGCAGCATCACATAATTCATAAGATATTTCACCGGTTAGAGCCCCACGAAGCCAGAGTTCATGAATAAGAGGAATATCATTTGTAATTAAAACTTCTCGGAAAATATCTGCGCCAATATTTTTAACTTCTTCCTCAAATCTAAGAGTTGGATATAATGAAAGAACAAGGCGTGCTCTATTTAGTTGTCTTGTAATAAGTAATGTATTGATAGCATATACAATATGTTTGTGTTCTACTAACTTTTGTTTAGAAAACCATACAATTGCTTCGTCAGAACTATTATATGTAATAGCTTCACGAGCACTATATGTCATAAAACGAATATAAGGGTCATAATCAAATGTAACTAGATAGTTAGAAAAAGAAGTATCATAATATTGATATGGTTTTGTAGGATCTGTTGAAATACTTTCTTTTTTTAGATAATTATTTAGATCTGTAATAAAAGAATTGTGAAAAGCTGACATAGAATTTGTATCGCCAGATTTACAAATATTTAGCCAATCTTCAAACATAGGCCAATCATCAACATGATATCTAGCACCTAAATTTCTCATAGCATATTTCCAAGCCATATCTATAGTATATAGGTGTTGTCAGTTTAAATATTAATTATATTAAACTATATATGGATTTTTCTCATTATGATGATATCAAGAAAGAAATGGATGCTATTAAATTAGCATCTGATAAAATTCGTGAAAATATGGAAATACCTGCTGAAGATGATCTAACAAAAAAAGATATAGATGAAATAAATTCAAAACTTAGGCATGAACCTCCTACACCATATGAAAAAATAAGAAATAAAATAGAAAAAGAAGAAGATGATGTAAGGGCAAAAAATGTAGAACAATTTAAAATTAACTCTGAAATACAGCAAAAAAACAATCCATTTTTTTCATATTATATCCCTGGAATGTTAACTGGCTCATACTTGATTTGTGGCGGATATGTTATAAATCCACTTTTCCAACCTATAATTCTTATAACAAGTCCTATTGTAGGAGTTTTAGAAGTTATTACTCTTCCTATTACATTATCATTAATGGCTTGGTATAGATATAAAAAATCTCTTTTGAAAAAAGAGTGATTATTTATTCAGAAGTTCATTTGAATGATTTATCTATTTTTTAGCTCTTTGTTTTCTAACCTTTAAAGTATTTAAAAGTTTTGATAAGTATTCTAGAGCCTTTTCTTTTGGGTCTTTTTTTACATCTATACAAAGTTTCTCAAGTTCTTCTTTTGTAAATACTTGTTTATAAAATTCATAGAATTCTTGTTCTTTATTTGCTAAAATTGTATAATAAACTCCTAATGCTTTCCATATTTTACGATTTTCTGATTTAATTTGTAAAGTTTTAGATTCTTTTTTAATAATTGGTATATTATTAAAAGATTCTGTATTCTGCCAGATTTCTGAAACTTTTTTACAATGATTTATAAATGTTTCTAAATCAATTTCATTTTTCATATTATTACAAGAACCACAGCAAGGACGAACATTTGTAAAAGTATATCCTCTAATAGTATTATCAACGCGATCTAGTCCAATACCATTTATTTGTTTATAACCACATAAATAACAAGATTGTCTTGTTAAAATATCCCATTGTGATTGTGTAATTTCAAATGGTAATTTTCTGATTTCAGTTGCTTCTTTTTTATATTTAGAATAAATAATAAAACATGTACGTAAATAATAATCCTCCCATTTATTATAAAATTCTTTATCAGGAAATTCAGAATTTCCAATAATTTTACATTTTTCAATAAAGAATATTGGATGATACGCATGTTTTATACGATTACATAATTCACAACATGCAACTGTATTTTCTTTTGTATAATTTTTAGTATTATCTACTCTATCTAAGCCATTTACTTCATTTTCAGTTTTATAATGACAATAATAACAGTCTTGTTCAACAAGTTTAGAAAACTCATCAAAATTTAATTTAAATTCATAATCTCTTTTCAAAGCACCATTTATATATGCTTTATAATATCTTTCTTTATTATTAAATGTTTCATTTTTATAATTTCTTTCTCTAATTCTTTTATTATCTTGGTTTTTTTGAGTTTCATTGCAGTGATTACACCTTTTTGATTCATTATTGTTTTTCGTAATAAATTTTTGATATTCTTTACTACAATCTACACATATTCTCTTATCAGAATTTACTTGTTTTAAAGCGTTATGAAGTTCTTTTCTCTTTTCAAAACGTTCTTTATCTTTTTCTCTTTCTTTTTCTAAACATTCATCACAATTTTTCTTATTATCATTGCAAATATTAAAACATCCTCTCGCTATATCACAATATTTAAATCCTTTTTCTTTTTCTTCAATATAATAAATATCTCGCTCATGTTTTTTACAGAAATCAGATTCTTTAATATGATGAGTACATCCTTCATGCTTACATAGTTGTTTCCCTTCATGTTTCTTATTTAAACAAGATTCACATGTTAAACCTTTTTCAACAGTATTATTGCAACCTCTAAAGAAGAATCTACACCAGTTCTTACCTTCTTTAATTCCTTTATCATAAATTTTATTTCTTTCATGTCTTCCACAATAACCAGAATCATCTGGTGGGAATTTACATGTTTGACCTTTTCGTGTTCCTTCTTGAATAATCGCTTTACATATTATACCGGAAATATTTGGCGTATCCATTTCTAATGTTAATACGTGAAATATTTTTAAGTAGCCATTTTATGGCTATCAATTTTTAGTATTTATATTTTAGTATTTATATTTTAGTATTTATATTTTTTATTAAAAGTATGATACAAATATGATATAAATTGTTGTATCCACTTCCTTTAATTGCTGTATGCGAGCCCACCCATACCCGACATCACGCGTAGCACATTATAGTTCGTCGCATACACGCGGACCGTCGAGGACGTCGAGGGGCCAACCGAGTTGTTGGAGACAACCAGGAGCAGCGTCGTGTTATCGATACGCGATAAGTTGCACGTGCCGCTGGGCTGGTGCTGCTCGGGCTGGAGCGCGAACGAGTAGACGTTAATACCCGTTGAGGGGACGTTCGTGTGGTGCTGGAAAGGCTGCACCTCGTTGAAATAGCGACCCTCGCGGACCTGGAAGCGGTCATAGCCGTTCAGCTGGAGTAGCGCAGTGATCGTGGGATTCTTGCCGGCCATGCCCTCGAGGCGAGTCACCGAGTAGGGCGACTCGAGGACGGCGCGGTCCCACCAATCGGAGTAATTGAAAGGCTGCTGGCCCTTCCAGGGGTTGACCGTGCCATCATCGCACGTCACGAACGAGTCACGCTGGACTACCCAAACAAGCTCCTTGCAAGGGTGATTGAAGTTGAGCTTCAGCTTGTTGGAAGACGAGGTGATAGACTCGCCACCGGTGAACTGGAGAACCTCAATCAGGTACTCGTGGGAGACCTGGGCGAACTTGCGGCGCTCATCCGTGTCCAGGTAGATGTAGTCAATGTACAGCGACGCGGCGACCAGGCCCGTCTGGGATACACGGTCACGGACCGAGTGGAGCGAGCCGCTCTGCGAGTTAGGCGTCGCGTCCCAGCAGAGATTGCGGATGTCATCGAACTCAACGTTGAAGCGAACCTCGTGGTACTGGAGGGCAATCAGAGGCAGCGCGAGGCCAGGGTTGCGGCAGAACCAGAACTGGAGAGGAATGTACAGCGTGTACTCAGGCGCGCAGTTCGTCACCTCAATGAGGGTATTAGGCTCACCAGATGAGCAATCCGCATCACATGCCTCGCCACCCTGCTGGATGATGTTCACGAGCTGAGGTACGTTGCCAACCATCTTGGCATAACCGGCCTGCTTGCCGGCCTCCTGCGTGAGCTCATTCCAGATGTGGAGCCAGTCACCGTAGTGCTTGTCAATGCGCTGGCCGCCAATCTCGAGCTCAACGTTGTTAATGAGGTTGTGACCAACCCAGTTGAGCCAGCGGAACTGCGCGCCAACACCGTCAGCCGCCTGGAGAGAAACCTGGGGGAGCGTCACCTGGAGGTATACACGGTGAATTAGATCACCGTTGCGCTGGACCGTGCACGTAACACGCTTGCCAAAGTTAGGGGAACCGTTAAAAGGGTTCTCAATGGACTCCATGGCGAAGTTCGTGTGGCGACGGTACATCGACTTGAAGAAAGTAATCTGGGGATTACCGGTTAGGTAAACATCCTGCGCACCATAGGCAACGAGCTGCATTAAGCCACCACCTGTCATTTGATTTCTATACCCTGACAAAAGAAAAAAATTTTCGGCAAGCGACTAGGACGCCGTAAACATAATTTTAGACTTTTACAAAAACTAAAAGAGTATCGTTGTTATAATCACCCGAATATTTCTTGTTATGTTCTCCTTTAATATAATAAACAGATTCAAATAAACTCAAAAGAGCAGGTCCAAGATTTTCCTCATATTTTTCAGCGGATATATTTCTTTCAACATCTTCAATAATTAGAAGCCCACCAGGTTTCAGAAAATTAACAACAACACTAATAATTTTTTTTTGACTTTCAAAATTGTGGTCTGAATCATCCACAATTATATCAAATTGTTCATTTATATCTGTAAAGACCTTATTCATATAGACTGGATCTCCCACATCAATATGTTGCGTTACCACATTTTTCAGATTTCTATGATTAGTCATCTCCAAAAATTCAACACATGAATCCATCGCGTAAATAACCGAATCTGGATTAAAATATTCTCTCCACATCTTAATAGATTCCCCACCCGCTATACCAATTTCGCAAAATTGTATTGTCTTATTCCTGTAAGGGGCTAATAGAAGAGAATAAATAGGGGTATAAGGATGCTTGTGAAAATGTTGCCATATACAGTATGGTGATTTATCAGATTTATTTCCTAATTCACACAAGTCTGTTTTTGAATCACCTGAATCAATTATAAATGTTTTAATCTTATTCATTCTAGTATGTAAAGACCTAAGGGCCTTAAATCATTACCCTTCAGATGAGTAAGAGGTTCGAGGAACGAACTACTCTTGACCTATATCATAAAAATCAACTTTCAAATATTCAAGAAAAAATCCAAGATATTTCTGGACTATATGTACAACGTGATGGACTTACTGAATTAATTTCAAATTGTAAAGATGAAATTTTACTAGGTCAATATGAAACTCGGCTACATATAATTCAGAAAGAAATCGATTCACTTGAAAAGGGTGAGCCGGTTTATGATTATTTCTTGAAAACAGGTTCAATTCTTTTTGATTATTATGATATTCAGGAAAAAATCGCATCTGGGGAAATTGTTGAAAATCACAAAGTTTCAAAATCAAAACCTGGAAATGTTCTGTCTGCCCTTACAGAGGCTGCTAGAAAAGATGGTCTTGAGGAAGGTGTGCAGCAACCAGTCACCGCCACCAAACCACAACATAGTGTAGGACGCGAAACATTGCTTGAAAAATATTTAGAAATTATGGATACAAACTATAAGAAGAAGCAAGTATCTGAAATTGAGGACACCACAGGAGAATGTGACCGTTGTGGAGAGGAGATGATTTTTTCATCCAATGAGGCGATCTATAATTGTCCAGCATGTGGTAATCAGGAATTTATTCTCATGGATAGTGATAGACCCTCCTATAAGGATCCCCCTCGTGAAACGAGCTATTATGCGTATAAGCGTATTAACCACTTCAATGAATTATTAGCACAGTTCCAAGCGAAAGAAAGTACTGAAATTCCTACTGAAGTATTTGACGCTATTTTGATGGAACTCAAAAAAGAGCGAATCACGGATATTAGCAATCTGAAAATTAAGAAGATCCGCGAAATTCTTCGCAAACTGAAAATTAACAAGTATGAACATATTCCAACAATTATTTATCGCCTGAATGGAAATAATGCGCCCATCATGAATCGCGAAACGGAGGAGAAGTTGCGACATATGTTCAAGGAGATCCAGCCATCATTCCAGAAACACTGTCCCAAAAATCGGCGCAATTTCCTCTCATATCATTATGTACTATATAAGTTCTGTGAACTTCTAGATATGGACGAATTCTTACATTGTTTCCCTTTATTGAAAAATCGTGATAAACTCTATCAACAAGACAATGTCTGGAAACTAATCTGTTTCGAAATGCATTGGGAATTTATCCGCAGCGTTTAGCCAAACACAATAATCCCATTCTTCGTCTGGATACATCCACTCAACCATCCAAACCGATCGCGTTCTCCAGGAAATACAGGAAATCCTTCACGCTTCAGAATTTCATGGTTCTCCCATAAACATTCACCCTCATCCCCTACAAGGGAATTTGATGCCAGCGATGAAATCACTTCATTTTGTATATATTTATCAGAGTTGTCCAGCTCCGTCGAAGATGCGAAAGCCTTTAATGCTACAACAAGCAATGTAAGATCTTCTTGCCTCCTTGCGGATTTGAGTTTACTATACTGCTTATATAAGGGTGTCTCCATATTTCTAATTTTTTGGCAAATTCTGCTTAGAAATTCTTTCTCGGTTTCTGTCTCCGCACTGCGAATATCTTCATAGAGATCTTTCAATAGATCATTCAGAATCTTGAGTTGTGCTGTAACTGTTTTCATAGTCTCCATTTTTCCCTTATAGAGAGTATTATGGGCTGTGCTAAATCAATTTTTTATCATCTTTAAACTTCGTTTCAATAAATGGAATGAGAATAATGCGTCGCCACATTCCATAATCTCTATTTGAAAAAGATGGACGTCTATTTTCTGTAATTGTAATTTTAATGATATTAGGCTGTTCCATTTTCTTAGGTTGTTCCATTTTCTTAGTAGATACTATAATATGCTATCAACGAATCAATTTTTTATGAGTTCTAAGAGCACATGAAAAATAGATTTAGTTATTTAGTTATTTAGTTGTTTAGTTGTTTGTTAACTAGTAGTTACGAACCTAACCGCGCATGGGGAAGCCAACGAGGTTGGCGCCGAGACCGAAGCCAGCACCCTGGCGGGCCGTAACGCCGACGGAGGGGGCGAAGACATCCAGGATGGCGAAGACAGCCGCGGCGAGGAGGGCGAGGGAGGCAATCTCATCGAGAGGCAGGGCCTTGCGAGGGATGAAGAGCGCAGCCGCCGCGATGGCGAGACCCTCAATTAGATACTTAATGGCACGCGTAACAATCTCGCCGAAATAGCCGTCCATTTGATTATATATTAGACGTTAAGAAAAAAAATTCAAACAGTACTTAAATACAATCTAAATACTTTAATATATTAAACTACTATGAGTTCAAAGAAGCCTGTAGCAATAAAGGAGGAAGAGGAGGTTGATTTCCTTGAGGAGGACGATCCTATTCGCGGCCAGGAGTTCGTACTTCTATCATTTCTCTCGCCTGAGAAGGTTCTTCAGGATAAGAACCGCTTCTTCTTCAACGAGTTCCTAAAGGACTATGAGATCTCGTGGAAGATTAAGAACCTTGAAAAGTATCTTGCCGACACTATTCTCGGAATTCGCAAGACTCTTTTTGATGAGGCAGATCGTCTTGATAATCTAGATCTAAGCGGCGCTGCCCTAAAGTGTAAGGAGGCCGCTAAGCAGTTCCAGGTAGAGAATGTACTCGACTCCTATAAGGGATTTGTGAACAAGAATAAGAAGGATATTAATACTACTAAGATTAATGAGGCATTTGACGAGTTTATCTATAAGAATGGTGATAGCCTTGAGGATGAGTTCCACAAGAAGAACGGATTTCAGACGACCATGCGTGGTCTGAAGGTTCGTGGTGTATATAGTAACCGTGTTGAGGCAGAGGGTCGTGCTAAGAAACTCCAGCAGAAGGACAAGCGTCACGATATTCTTATTGGCGATGTTGGTAAGTGGCTAGCATGGGATCCCTCTCCTCACAAGATCCCTAACCAGGAGTACGCGAATGATCAACTCAATAATCTCATGAAGGCTTATAATGAGAATGAGGATGCTCGTGAGAAGTTCTACCAGGAGAACCCTGATGCGAAGAAGGCGAAGGGTACCAAGTCTGTCTTCAACATGTCTCTTGAGCCGAACACTGAGCCTCCTGCCACTGTAAATGTTGATGCGACTGATTCTACTGATTCCACTTCTACCGTCACGGAGGCTACAAAGGCGCTTTTTGATGGGCCAGCAGATCTCGCTCTTTCTCGTAAGATGGAGCGATCTACCACAATTGATGGCAGTTCTTGAATAGATAATTAGATGCTTCCAATTCATCTTTAAAAAATGATAAATAATATTCATCATTTTTTAAAAACCTTCAAAGATATTTACTTAGGAAATATCGATGTACACTTGGTCTCCTGGCAAAAATAGCCTTCAGGGCAAGCCTTTTCATAGGCCTTGCAACTCATATCCGTAAAACCAGATGTGTAAGGGGACAGATATGCCTTTGCTATTGGGAGTGCTACCAGCAGAGCAACAAATACAACTGCAAGGGCAATTAGGCTATAAGGCGGAGTAGAATTACGAGCCATCTTTCTTCTTAATCGCAATAAATTTTTTTACCAGCCTAGTTAGTTTGAATATATACAAATTTTACGCAGGGAGTACAATGAAATCAGTCTTCGCAGGAAACTTTGGCTGAGTCGTTGACAAGCAATAACCATTCATACATTTTGTTCCAGCCGTACAAGTTGGCAAATCAACACCACACCTTCCATAAAGGTCTGCGAACCCTTCATATCGTTTCATATATTTCGCAAGGAATAATGACCCAAATAGAAGAGCAAATCCTACAACTATAAAGTTATTCAATATTGATCTACTCATTTTACTAAATTGTCAGCCCATCTTTTTCTTACCATCGTCTATCACAATGACTATTATGCCCTCCAGGACAATAATCATCTGTCTGAGGGCAACAGTTCGGAGTGTGATGCTCCTTTGCCGTTGGCGCTTTTCTGCCGTCAGGTAAATAGTAGGGTCCACAGAATTTTTTCCCACATTGCCAACACCATGAGTTTCCACATCCAGCACCAACTATAAATTTACCGTTTGCCTGTAAACCACACGCAAAGATATAATTGCACGCATCATCCTTCAGACACCAACGTTCACACCAAGGACATTGTTTAGGATCACTACCACTGCTGCCACTTGCTTGACTCATTGAATATTGTTAGTCTAAACCCTAGAAACAATATTCAATTAGACTTTTTAGCCCCCACAATGTCACTTGAAATATTTGTTGTTTTCCATAAGAATATCTATGATGAGAACTACGAAGAACTTACTCAGACTGAACGAGATTGTTTAACATTTGTAGCAGTGAATGAAATTCTCCCAAAAGAGTATGATCCTTCTAAATATCGTGTAATTGAAGAATGGACACTTCCCAATTATCATCCTGAACTACAACAAGTTCTGCGATTCAATGAAAATAGTGTATTGCGCCATGTATTTGAAAATAATTTAGCGAAAACAGAATATATCGGTTTTGCCCAGTATGACATGAAATTCCCAAAAGGTAGTATTCAGGAAATATTGGATAAGATTGCTCCTGCCGCTTCAGTTGTAAAAGAGGAGCACTATTTTTTCGCAGAAACAATGAATTATGAACGAACATTTTATTATACTTGGAATAATGCGCTCTATATGAAAAATGTCCTCATCATGGAACATCTTCGCAGCGCATATGAACAGTTTCGCCAACGAAAATCCGATAGAAATCTAAATTTTCCAATTCTAAATACATATGTTCTCCCAACAGAATGTTACAAACAAATAATGTTGCTTGTAGTGTTCCTCTATAAGAAATATTTTGAAGAACAATTATTTGACAATGTAAATCTGAAAGATCTTGGTGGAATTTTTGAACGAGTCATGGCTTTTATTATTGCACAAGAGGCGGCTCAAGTACAGTCGCACCAGATACACCCTCTAAGGGTTATTCACGATCATGCGCAAAAACATTAATACGTTTAGATCAATACTTGCGTACATGAATCTCAGGACCCTTTAGACGTCTAGCGGCATTTGGATCATACTGATTAACATCGTCCTCCTGAGGCCGCATGTTATTCTGTGAAAATCTCCAAAGTTCAGGTGCTCCTATTCTAAAATCAGGATGGATCTCCGATTTATACCAATATACAGTGTCCTCAAGTTTGCTACTCTGGCTTGTATTATCAATGACAATACAACCATAGTTTTCAGTACATTGGTCCATCATTTGACAAAAGAACTCAAATGATGGGAAAGCAGATCCATAGTTCTCAAAAATTCTCTTACGATTTGTCATATAGGGTTCGCGTAAAATGAAAACATAATCTACATTTGTTCTGAGCGCCGGTTGAATACCAAGAGGATACTGCATTGTAATAATAAAGAATACCTTGAGCCAACGACCGTTCATGAATAGATAACGAATATTTTTATCATGAGTCCAACTGTCATCATACATACAATCGTCAAGAATTAAGAATGATCTGGGATCTTTACGTGATACAGTACCTGCTGCTATCTCTTCCTGAATTTTTTTCATAATCTGCTTCTGACGTTTTACATAGTTATCAAGAATTATCGGCGACATTTCACCATGAATAAAAATGGGAGGAATCATCTTGCCATAATAACTATTTGACTCTTCTGTACCGCTAATAACAGTTCCAACAGGAAGATTCTGGTGGTGAAATAACAAGTCCCTTACAAGGGTTGATTTGCCAGTTCGTCGGCGACCAATAAAAATCGCAACTGCATCTTGTGGGATCTTTTTCATATCAAACTTTTTAATACCAACTTCAACCTTTGTCGTAGACATGTATTATAACTAAATAATTGATTTCCAAAAAAAAAGTTATAAGTTACGCGTTGGACGACTGATTACATCCGGCTTACGCGCTTATAGTTGAATTGTTTGATTCTTTCACTCTTTAGTAATCAAATGGGTAAGAAAAAGTCCGGTTCCGCTTCCGCTTCACAGAAACATTCGCAACAAGCGTCGTACAAACCTGCTGAAATTAATATTGGTTCACAGGAAATACCACAACATGCTCTTGATGAGTTGAAAAATGCTTATTCAAACTTTCAGAACTATTTTCCTCTTCTTGAAACTTTCAGGAAGGAGAAGGAGATTACTCAAACTACAATCGGGCTTCGTGCGAATATTCCTTTTCCTGAAAATACGGATGATGTTTTTGTAAAGGTTGTTCATCTCCTGAACCCTGAGGACTGGATTCAAGGAAATTATACTTTTACAAAGGATACTGCTCTTCCTGGACTCGCAGATGGTTGGGAAAGTGTAGTAGATAAACTTCAATGCCCAGAAAATCAGGCTTATGTGGATACCCTTACAGTGAGTCTGCTAAGTCAACTTCGTGAACAGGGGCTCTCTCCACATTTTGTGAAATATTATGGGGCACTTGTTGCAAAGGCGAATACATACCGTTATAATATTTCGGAGGAGTTTCCAAGTTATAAAAATACAAAGTGGTTCTGGAAAAATATTCGTGGGCAGAATTTTCATCTCCGAGTTTTTTCCAATGAGAAGGACCGTTTTTTAAATGAAGATGAGGCGACTTCATTTATGTTAAATCCAGAAGATGTAGAACTTCTTAAGGATGATGACGACGAGGCGAATGAGACAAATTCAGAACTCTCTGAAATTCCTGAGGGCGACGACGGCGGCCAGACTTCGTCAAGAAGGGCCGACGATCTTCAATCAATCCACTCTGTAAGGGTTGATTTTGATGATTCTGCGTCTGTTCACGGAATTCTCCGAGTAAGTCCTTCCAACCGAACACTTTCAAGCAATAGCGACTACGATGAAGATGAAGATGAACACGACTTTTATGCGGAATTTCAGAATATGCCAGTTATACTTATTTTTATGGAAAAACTTGGAGGAGTAATGGAGTCCCTTGTAGAGGAGGCTTATAATGAAGATCGCTGGACAGCCTGGATCTGCCAAATTATTTTTGCTCTCACCCAGGCACAGGCATTTATTGAACTAACTCACAATGACCTCCACGCAAATAATATTATTTACTCCAAAACTGAGAAGGAGTTTCTATATTATCGTACAAAAGATGGACAGGTCTGGAGACTTCCCACATTTGGAAAAATTTTTTATATAATTGATTATGGTCGCGCAATACTACGTGTCCAAAACCAACAGGTTATTAGTGACGACTTCTTTGAGGGAAATGACGCAGCAGGACAATATAATTTTGGAACAATTCGCGATCCTAAGGAACCTGCCATTCTTCCAAATCCCTCTTTTGATTTAGTACGCCTTACAGTGAGTATTTTTGATGCTCTCTTTACTGAGAAACCTGCTGATAAGAAGGGGGCTATGACAAGTATGTTAAGTAAAAATGTGAAAGAGACAGTATCACCACTTTATAATTTACTATGGACATGGATTATCGATTCAAAGGGCAAGAATATTCTACATAATGATGATGGTACAGAGAGATTTCCAGGGTTTGATTTATATAAACATATTTCAGCCTTCTGTAAGGGAGCCGTTCCAAAGGAACAAATTCGTAAACCTATTTTTGAAAAGTTTAAGCATAGTGGATCTGCCCCTGAGGGTGAACAGATCTATCCATTATTTGTGTAACTCTTTGTGTAACTCTTTGTATTATTTCTAAAACTAGACTTAGATTGAGTTTAGTTTCAGCAATTCATTTATTATTCATTTAGAATTGCGCAGGCCCAACATGAAGATCAAGATCCCCTCCACCACCACCTCCACCACCACCTCCACCCCCTCCATTACTGCTGCCACCACCCACAGATAGTTCAGGTAGTTTTATATCCTTTAATGATTTGCCTAGAGTGTCAAATGATTCTGGAACAAAGAAGTACGCAGCGGAAGAAAGTGCTAAACCAATAATAAAATCACGTGATACTGTTTTCACATTTATCTTGTTTCCTTCCGTTTGTGTAGCATAATTCGCAGCAGCCCCAATAATAGTAATAAATACTGCGCCAACAACTAGAATAACAGCAGCCGTAGTATCTAACATTACTTTGGGCACTTACAAAAAAAAGTTTGAAAAAACATTAGATCTCACAATTTAGTTCAGAACTTCAAACTCTAGTGGACTCGCAGGGCGTTCATCAAGACTTTCAAAATCATTCATTGATAAATTTTGAATATCATCATAAATCTTTAGCGCATTAGTATCCTCATCATCATCCTCATCATTCTCATTATTTGATGGTACAATCTCTGAATTACCATCTTTAAAAACGGTATTGTAGTCACTGAAATGTACTCTAGCCTGTTCTGTATCTACCACAATTTGTGTGGCAAATACTGGTTCAGCTACAGGTTGTGGAGCCTCTACAGGTTGTGGTGGAGCCTCTACAGGTGGTGGTGGAGCCTCTACAGGTGGTGGTGGAGCCTCTACAGGTGTTGTAGCCTCTACTACCGCTACTGTCTCCTTCACTTGCTCAACTACAGGTGTTGTAGGCTCTACTACTACTGTCTCCTTGACTTGCTCAACTACAGGTGGTGAAGCCTCTACCGCTTCTGTCTCCTTCACAGGTTCAGCGACTGGTGGAACCTCTACTGCCTCTGCCTCCTCTGCCGCTTCTGCATCCTCAGCAGGTGTTGGCTCTGTTAGATAATCTTTCAGAAGACTCTTGACTGGTAGAAGTCCACGAACTGCCTGCTGTATACACTCTGTAAGGATAACTTCCAATTGCCGTAAATTCTTCTGTTTCTCTAAAGATGGAATATCATCTGTAAAAAGATACACATTGCTCCAAATACGTCGCGCTGACTCAGAGAGTGTTCTGTGTAGAAAATGATCCAACTTTGGAACAGTAATCTGAACCGATTTATTCTTCGTATTTCCAAGCCGAATCGCAGAAAGTACCTTCGTATGCGCAATAAACACAGCCGTCAATAATTCCTCCAGATAATCACATCCGCTCTCATCCGCAATCTTAGTAGTTTCTCGCCCCACTTTATCAACGTTCCAATCTGGAATCTGGCTCATCAAATCCTGAAATCGTCTCAGTACCTTCTTCTTATCTGGCTCCTCAGTCTTTGCCGTTTCGAGTAGCGCAAGAAAGAATATCTGTAAGGGTTTTGTTAAATATACACAAAGTTGTGTAGTGTATTCACCTTTTGCCTCCGCATATACTGAAATGGCTGCACCGTCCATTTGAACCGGGAGAATATCTAGAAAAACAAATTATTATACAACTGTTTATTAAACGCGAAGCGCCGCGAGTGGTGTAACCACTAGTTCAGGACCCCTGGCCGTTGCGAGTGGTGTAACCACTCGCTCAGCACACGCCAATGCTAAAAGAGCCCAAATACTTCTTCCTGAACCAAGCCCTCTACGAAAAAGGTCTCTTCTATCTTGTGGAAGAAGCGGAATTACATATTCAATCAATTTCATTGGCGAAAGCGACTTTTCTCGCGCGTATATTATTGCTTCAACATGGTCTTTCTTCGCTCTTTCAAACCACTTATGTTCTTCCTCATGTGTTTCATTTATTATATTAAGTACCCTTACAGGAAGTTTGGCAGCCAGGGTTTGATGAATTTTTGTCCTATATGATGGTCCAGTAAAATAGACGGATATACAGCGTGAACGAATTGGAACGCTAATTCTTGTTTCATCACGAGTCTCAAGAATGAATTCAACATGTTTTGAACAAGTTTCAATAATTCTTCGGAGAAATGCTTGGGCCTCTGGTGTGAGAACATCTGCGCCTTCAATCCATACAATAGTCGGTTCAGATGCTCTGTGCATTGCGAAGAGAAGCGGTCTTCCATCACGAAATGAACGATCTACACGCGCATGAATTCTCAGAATTCGCGCACCTGTTTTCTTAGCTCGCTCTTGAACCCAGTGACTCTTTCCTGAGCCAGGTGGGCCTATTAGCCAATATGCTGGCTTTGGTCTTTGAATAATCATCCAGTACTAAAGTCTACCAGGCAGTTTGTTTTAGACTGTTATTAATACGCCGCGGCTGTTGGCATTTTGCGGTACTTTCCTAACGCCTGCTCGTCTAAAATAGCATTCTTACGCAGACTCTGATTGAGAGGATTATTCTCAACTGCTGATACAATATCTGGTGTCAGACGTTCCGCACTCACATCAAGATGTAGAGGGGCTCTGTATTTCACAAGACCAATATCACCTACACCTGTAGGGAAACCAACAACACGATTAATAGTATTTGCTCTATCATTAATATAATCTGCATTGATTTTCTTGGATTTTTGATTATATTCTCCTGTAAATACCTGAATATTACCATTTCCTGCTGTGGGTGGACGACGTGCGGCGATCTGCTCCTTGCTGGAGTTTGTGCGCATATTATACGCAAATTGTTCATCCATGCCAGCCTGTGTTGCTGACATTGGAGCACCAATATATGAGCGGCTGCTGAGTTGCGCCTTTTGTGTAGGGCGTGCTATATCATCTGGGTCATATACTGTAAGTCTAGCCGGCGCAGCACCAGGCGACGCAATACCAAACATATTCCACTCAACAGTAGATTCCTTTACAGTTGTGCGAGCAATATCACTTGGGTCCCATACAGTAATAGCAGGAGCGCCGCTACCAGCATATCCAACAGGAGTACCAGTCTGACGAATATTACCAATTGTCTCTCCACGTCTTGTTGGCCTTGCATCATCATCAAAATGAATTGTTGTTGCGCCCTGACCATCCATACCAGGTGCTGCGTTTAGCCCCATTGTACGCTCACTTGTAGAATCGCGCTCATTCGGCCTGTTCTCAAATCCAGAGCGACCATAATCAGCCTTTGGCGCATCTACATCATTTGTGAAATATTCAGTCATATCAGCATTTCTATATCCAGGACCACCGTGTTGCTGTGTCATAGGTGTGCGGAATGAACCGGTTACGTAACTTTGACCATAATCTTGTGAAGCAGCAGATGGTACATATTCAACACTTGTCTCAGGGCGAACTGTATGAGGCAGAACTTGTACAGGACGAGCAGCCTCCTTGAAAGTATCTGTAGCAGTTGGCATTGAGCCATATGTTACACCAGTATCATCAATGAAAAATCGGTCAGGACGATTCTTGCGTACCTCACCAATATCCTTTACTTCCGCAGACTTACCAATAAAATGTTGACCTGGCACTGTAACTCCCTCATAGGTGAGTTTGGGTTTATTTGCTGTGCGGAGTTGATCTGTTGTGCGAATATTATCCTGCATATACTGATTTACCTCAAACTGCTGGAACCCACCCTTGCCTGTTTGCCCAAACTTCTCATTAATTGCTGGACCGACGCGTGTAGGTTCAAAGGGTCTCTCACCTGCGCGATTTCTCGGCTCATCTATGCGACTTTGCATGAAATCAGTCGAAGATTCAAGACCAAAAGGATTGCCAAAAGGTGCCTGAGAATCCTTGAACATATTCTCCACTTCTTGTTTCTTAATCTGGTTAACACCTGATCCAGTAAAAGAATCAAGACGATCAGTATTCGCCGTCGCACGCATATTTTGCTTCACACGCCCCCCAAAGAAGGGTACCATGTTATTATGGCGAAACTCACCAGAAGGGATTTTCTCGCCTGTAAGAGGACTTACAATATAGTCTCCGCCAACATAATTAGGATTAGATTCAATACCAGCAGGGTTTAGTTGTACTTGTGGTGTGGAATCTTCAAGGGGAACTGGAGCAGGGGCTCGGCCTTTTGGGGCCAATCCAGGAGACTTCGTAGAATACCCAAAAGCGTCGCCATATGGACCGGGATTAGGCTCAGAAGCGTATAAATTTCCGTCAGGAGTCTTATACATTTGGTCTAACTCAGGAGCACGGCCACGAGCAGAACCACCTGTAGGGGAAAGTGCTAAGGCTGATTTAGGAGGACCGCGTGCGACAGCAGTGTCTTGTAGTTGACCTTTCTGCGAAGAGATTTCAGTGCCTCGGGGAACTCCGTTCCACTCAAAGCCTTCCTTAGTCCCTGGACGTTTTAGCTTTGATACAGCATAGCCTAGACCCATCAAACCTAAAAGTGTGACAGCCTCCATATCTAACTAGTTCTTGTATTACTGTTTAGGATTTATCAGCACCTTTGTGTGTTTTACAACGATCCTTATCTAGTTGCCGAGAGGGGATGAAGAAATCAAAAGGAGTTTCAAATGTATCTTGGGGTTGCTGTGGTAGAGAAATCCAGCGGTTCCAACCAGTTGCGCGTAATGTACAGGGAGGATTTGTTAAGTGGTTAAAGACTTGTGGAAATGATTCGTCTTGTGGAGATTCATAGAATGCTTGCGTAAACTTATTTGTTCTTGGGTCATACTGTCCTGTGCCATCACACTTCACACGATTTCCTAGACGATTTGTTCCTCGAAGATCACTCTCCACATCTGTGCGCCATGCGCCAGATACCCAACTTTGACCACTATATTGAAGACGCATTGTTGGATCTACAACAAATGTCGTAGGACAATTATGATTCGGAACATTTAGGTAATAACGAGCCTTATAGGAGGCTATTCTCATGTCATCGGCCTGATGAAATTCATCAAAACGAGGGCGTGTAAGGGCCTGCTGTTGTGGTAAACAAGACATTATAGGTCGTCGCTATCTTAGCGACGATAAGTTTTGTTTCTTCGTAGACTATTTCGTCTGGTTTTTCGTGTCTTTTTGGACTTAGTTGTTTGTGAGCGTGTTATTCTTCGTAATGTTCCTTTGTTCTTCTTATAATTCTTATAAGCCGCATTATACTCGTTTGTACCTCTCATAATAACATTATTTCCGCTGTATAATGTTGGGGTTGTCTTATTATTCGCAGTCATCCGCGAAGTATTTCTATTTGTGTTATTTATTGGCTTACGCTTTCCTGCGCCACCATTTTGACCCATTTTTTCAAGAATAAGATCAATTAGATCTTCATCATTCAGACCAGTTATATCCTCAGTTCCATCTGGATCTACTGATGTTTTAAAAAAGTCAACTAACTCTTCATACGAATATGCCTCAAGTTCTTCGCGAAGTTCTTGTGTATTATTTTTTTTAGCATAAGAACTAGCAGCATTATACGCGTTTGTACCGCGCATAATCGCATTTCCTGAATTGTTGTATAAATATGGCGTTTGGGAATTCATTTATCGTCTCTAAAATAATGCAGATAAATTAGATGGAAGTTGAAGCAGCGAATCCAGTCGGACGAGGTCTTGATGTAAATATGGCTTTTATTTTCCCCCCTCAAGTAAATCCTCAACAATTAGAGACTTTCTTCACCAGACCAGGTGTAACAAATCTTAAAATCGTAGAAGGGTCCTTCAAAAGAGGAAAGTTTATTCCTCTTGTGCGCAATATACAAAATACAACTCTACGACGTAGTTCACGTATTGCCGCGCTTCCCAAACAGGAACAGCGTGAAAACTGGATTGTGGCAGCAACAATTCATTATCCTATGCCACTCATTAAACTCCGAAAAGAGATTGAACAATCATTTGGAAGTAAGACGGTGAAGTCCAAAAATTTCACAAACTATAATGCTATTCTTCCAACTGTTTCTGGATTAAATGTTCGTAATGCGGCTGCGACCTCCCAGAGCAGCACGCCTATACAAAACGTAGCAGAAGATGATGAAATGTCAGGTCTTGCCGCACTTTTCGGTAGTCGTGCGGCTCTGGGAGGTCGCCGACGCAGTCGCAGCGCCACTAGACAGATGCGTAAAAGACACGCCCATAAAAAAACACGCAAGTCTAAGAGGCGCTCTCACCATTAAATGGAAACTATCCATATTTTTGACGAATTTAAGACGCCTCCTTCAGAAATAACACCAGAAGAGAAGCATAGAAAACGTATTCAATTAGAACCTCTCATATTTGATATTTTAAAAGCCAAATATGGGAAAATACTTCAAGAACATTACAAATCATATCAGCCGTATCCAAATCCGCCTCCAGGTAGTGAAAAGGGATTAATAGTTATAATTGAGCGCCGCATCCATGAAAATCTCCAATTTATTCTTCATAATGCTGCTTGGGCCACTGCAACTGGTTGGAGAGTAGCCATTGTATGTTCAGATGTGAACGCCGCATACTGTGAAACAATTGCAGGGGGAAAAGCACTTATTATACCATTCTTTAAGGGAAATCCAGAAAGATCACGAGCACGTGATGAATATAATGAAACTCTCAAAACACCGGAATTTTATGAGGCTCTCCCTTCAGAAAATCTTTTATTTATGGAAATGGACTCGTATTTGAGAAAACCTATTCCAGATTTTTTTACAGAATATGATTATATTGGTTCTCCCTTTTCCTGGGATACGAACGCCGCAGGCGGTGGCCTCACATTTCGTAAAAAGAGTATAATGATTGATATTTGTAAGAATTTTAAGCCGCAAGAAAACTTTACTCAAGATCTATTTGTAACAAAGGGTATTCGAGAATTAAATTATCAAATGCCAAATGTTATGGATGGTCTAACATATTTTTCAGAATCAATTATGTATATAGATCCAATCGGTGTTCACCAATGGTGGACATTCTTCTGGCCAGGTTTAGAAGATGCTGAAATTTTTTTTAAAGAACTTCTTACTTTAGAGTGCGGCTCAAAGAAGAGCAAAATATACTGCTAATTGAATTTCCAATTCAATTAGTACTTGTGAGGGAACTTACAAGCATCTGTTTTGAGCGGCTCTGGTGCCATTACAGTTGGATATGCCCACATCTGATACGCAGGAATATGATGCTTAGAAATATCAAGAGTTAGATCATACTTACGATTCTTACGTACGATCTTTCCCTCTGTTTCCCCTACAGGCTGATGTAAGAACTCACCACATTTTGTTAAAGGGCGTGTGCGGCGAGTAAGATCCGATTCAACATCCGTAACATTTCCATTTACTAATGAAGCTTCATTTCCACCTACAATTCCAAGTATATGTCTCTTAGGGTGAGAACTAATATATGCCCATTGGCTTTGGTCATAGAGTTGTGGATTCTCATTCTGTACCCATTTTGGTTGGACCATCGTACTTGTCGTTATATCTTCCACTAGGGCTGGCGTCGTCATCTCTAACAATTGATATCACGAATATACTGCCTGCTTGGAATTCCACCACGAATCCAGCCGGACTGAGCAACCTCCGGTATAAGATTTGAAGGTTTCTGGATATTAGCAGCAACAGACGGAATCAGAGGGTCAAATACATTCAGCTGCTGTTCACTCACTGTACCACACTCAGATCCCATACGTACTTGTTCAGACTGCTGGAGAACGCTCTCAACATCTGCATTACCACGACCACCGCCCATGAATGGTACTGATAGGAAAGGGCGAGACTGTGCACGAATAAAGCATTTGTGTGACTGAAATGCTGACTGATTACGAAGTACTGAATCGGCATCAATCTGTTTATTATTGTAACCATAACCCTCACGAGGATATGTTGTAACTGCGCCAGCGGCAAGTGGGTTTACTTCACGAGCATCTGGTACAAGATTTGTCGTGTAGTAGCGGCCCGGGCCAACAGATTGCTTAAAATACTGTTGAACGGCGCAAAGGTCGTCCTTTGTACTGGTCATGCGATTGATGTCCATTTCCTCTAACAACACAGATGTTTTTCTTTGTTTAACACAGAAACACAGAAATCATGAGTAACACATCGTTAGCAAAACATTTTTGCCGATGTATCAAAAAAGTGCGTAGAACTGTAAAAGTTCGTAGAGGCACTAAACCAACAGCAGCAGCAAAAGAATCGGCTGCCATCGCAATTTGTGTTCGTTCTGTTCTCGGAAAACGTCGCAGAACTTTGAAACGTTTCTCTTGTGGTGTAAAAGGAAAACGTGTATTTCTTCAGACCCAGAAGCCACTATAGATGTTATGAGACAGAAAGCAATTTCAAAATAATCCCTTATAGGGTGTATTTTGAAAAAATCAACAACCCTAGAACAACTAACTACCAACCCAATTAGAAACAAGAGGGCTATTATTATAAGTAACACATGCTTCGCGACCACCCTCCTTACATGTCTTCCCAGGAATGCGATAGAGCCAATTCTGATAGGAATCTACATCATTTGGAACTGATGTTGAGGGTACAGTATAGAATTCGCGCTGGCTCTGTGAACGTCCAAATACGTCAGTTGGGTCACTTGACCACTGAACACGGAAAAAATCATCTAACTGTGTCTTTACAAGGGGGTCATTAATATCTTGCGCAGGTGGGCGTCCAGGATTATACTTTAATTCATCTAAGAGAACATTCATGAAAGGATTTTTCGAACTTGGCTTTGTTTCTGTCACAGCAGACCCAATTATATCAACTTGCTTGTCAGAAATATTTACAGCAGGATTTGTTACGCGTGAAATTAATTCAGCAACAAAGCCCTCAGAAGCCTTTTGTCCATAACCAGCCCCCCCAAGAAATGTCGCATATAAAGAAGGACCGTAAAGCGCAGTCACAACAACAAGTCCAAATACGAAAATACGTGCCCCATATACCGACGCCACCCCAAAACATAAAAGAGCGACTACTATACTTCCCCTTACAAGGGAGTTAATGGCATTTGAACTACATGCTATACTTGGAGCAATATTTGGGGTTAGTAGAACTGAAGGCTCTACATAAAATGGTCTCTCACATTCTTCTGCGTAAGGCATTATAGACCCTTCTCTAAGGTAAGGTTCGGAATTCTAGCGCTTCGCCTTTGACTGGGTGTTTTTAGCATCAAACTTCTTTCGTAGTCGCTCACGAACAATATTCCGTCGCGCGTCACCCTCACGCCCAGCCGAGCGGAAAAACTCAGCACCTTCTTCAGCATCTCCAAATCCAAAAGAATCTTTCAGACTTTCTAGTAATTCCTTAAAGGATGAATTCTCAGTTAATTCCTTCATGAGTTCTTCTGCCTCTTTCGCAATCTCCTGTGGCTTGAATTCACCTCGCCGTATTTTATCCTGTAGACGTTTCATAATTCGCTTCATAATATTTTGAAGGGCTGTAGGATTCTTTGTGTAGATTTCAGTAATTACTTCAAATGCTCTTGCTGGATTCTTCTCGGCTTCCTCCATCATTTCAGGGGTAAATCCGAATTCCTCGGGCTTAAACTCACGAAGAATCTCCTCTGCGAGTTTCGCAAGTTGTCCCTTCATTAGGCGTTCAGGAAACTTCGGAAGATTTGCACCTGGCCCACCTCCTCCAAAGGCCGCAGCCATCTTCTTTGCCAAATTCTCAAAATCAATAGAAGCCATTGACTCCTTCCACTTATTCAAGAACTCCTTACTCCACTCCTCCGAATCGTGGCTACAACATACTCCAAGAACACTTAGAAACTCACGAATCGCCTTCTGACCCTCATCACCTAGACTTGTCCAAATATCCTCTGTAAGGGTAACTCCAGGGAGAATTGTTCGGACGGCTCCAATATTTGTAGGTTTAAGTCCTGGAAGAACATCCGCCTTAAAACGACTAAGACGCTCGGGTGGTGAAAGTGCTGCCGCAGCACGAATATCATTCTCAAGTTCTGGAACTGCCTCTAGCAGATTCTGCGAGAACTCCGTGTATTTTACGTCAAAAATGGATAATAGTTGATCCATATTATTCTGTAAGGGAAATTTACTTTAGGTGTGTTTATTTCTACGCGCTAGCACTTCTCGCATAAAATAACAAGGACCTTGAGATACTTGAAAATAGCAGCACGATTCGTGTCATCAAGTGTTGGCCAATGTTTCTGGAAAATTGAGAGCGCAGGTAGAATTTCATTAAATTGCGTTGCGATCTTACGCTTTGCAACTGCTATAATTGTATCTACATCCTCACGACGAATTGCTTCAGCAAGATCATTGTAAATATGTTCTCGGAAAAGATCAAGAATTAGACGAGGATTAATCTTCTTTGCTCCCTCAAGCGCCTCAAGAGCCATTTTAATATCCTTCTCTTCCGGAAATGTTCCAGACAAATCCTCAAAGAAACGGACTAACTGGGTCACAAAAGCAGATAGAGCCGACATACTATATATTTGTTGTAGTAATATTTTAGACCCTTGATTCTACCGCGTAAGCGATCATCCTTTATTGTCTTGGCCTCGCTTGCGGAACTCCTGCTGAACGATTCTGCATATAATCTTGCATCTGTTTATCAAATAAATCAGCCTTCTGACTTCGCCCTTCACTGCCGCGACCACCACTGCCACCACGTGTATCTTGTGCCTGCCCTCCAGGAATATCAGAAGATGTTCTTACACCTGGACCTCCTACCATCTCAAAATTATGTGATAGAAATCCCTCTTGTGAACCATCAATGAATGTATAATCATCACGTAATCCACCTCCCATCTCATTACCTAACCATGCTTGAGGCTCTAGTTCCGTAGGACCAGCTCCTCCTGAACTCTGTCCACCTTGAGGAGGACCATTTGTTGCCATTTTTTTCATATAGAGCCAGTTCATTACCTCGGCATCCGTTTTAATTGGTTCCTTTTCCCCTTTAATTATAAGAGTAGGTACTTTTTTCAACCAGTCTGGTAAATTTGGTCTCTTACCAGAATCATCTTTATCCACACATATATATGTAAACTGATTTTTGAATGGTGTTGTTGCTACTTCTTTTAGGAATGCTTTACTCCAATCACAATTTTTGCTGTAGAAACAGATGTTCTGCGCAGCCATTGAACTACAGTCGCTTCTAGTTTCTATTCGGCCGAAAAGTCACGAAACATTAGCGCGTAGCAAAGCGCGAAGTTTAAAAATTGTTCAACTCGTAGAGTATAACAACTATTTTTATAGCGGCGTAAACCCCTATAAAAATTGATTGTCCGTCTAACCATAGAGTAAGTAGTAAGAAAATGGCAGGACTCACAGGGCAAAATATGTTTCAGAATATCGCTACAAATCCGGAAAACAAGAATTCTTGGTATTTCCGTCTCCAACCAACCCATGTAGCATACGCAAATACGCTCCGCCGTCTAGTCCTTACAGGAGTTGAGTCCGTGGCATTTCGTGCCGATATGACTGAAAATGGTACAACAACAGATGTACTTGTTGAGAAGAATACAACTCCAATGACAAATGAAATGCTAGCACACAGAATTGGTCTATTGCCGATTTATATTCCTGATCCACTCAAGTTTGAAAAGGACAAGTATCTATTTGAATTGAAGGAAGTCAATGACAAAGATGTATCACGAGATGTTACATGCTCGGATTTTACAGTATATGAGCTTCCTGTACCAACAGCCACAACAACGGAAACAACTGGTGAAGGGGCTGAAGAGGCTGAAGGAGCAACTCAGGACAAGAAAGCTAACAACAATAGCAGCAAGGGCCAACGTGTGCCAACTGAGCGATTCTTCCCCCCAAATTCCCTTACAAGGGATACTTGTCTAATTGCGACTTTCAAGCCAACAATTTATGGCACAACTATGGCTGAAGGCATTTCTCTAACTGCGAAGGCTAGCATTGGTACTGGACGCGAGAATGCGCGTTTCATTCCTGTTTCGCAGTGCTCCTATGTCTATTCTCGTGATACTGAAAATCCTGAAAAGATGCGCTCAACCTATGAGAAATGGCTCATTCTCCATAAGAAGGTTTCACCAGAGTCCCTGAAAGAGGATGCTGATCGTGCTGCGGCTCTTGAACGCGAATTCAATACTCTAGAAGTTGCGAAAGTCTACCTTACAGATGAGAAGGGGGAGCCTTATTCATTTGATTTTACAGTGGAAACTCTTGGTATTCTAAGCGTTCCCTATATTATTCAGCGCGCATGCGAAGTGGGAGAGGCCCAGTGTCTCCAATATGCGAATCTTACAGAGAAGAATCTTGAAACTGTGAGTATGCAACCTGCTGATGCGCGATTTCGCGGATTTGATGTGATGTTTAAGGGAGAGGACCATACTCTTGGAAATCTCTTTCAAACATGGATTGACCAGAATATGGTTGGAAAGGGTGTAGTAACATTTGTAGGTTACAAGATTCCTCACCCTCTGAGGGATGAAATGCTTCTCCGAATTGGTGTAGAAGATGGAAAAGAGTTGACTGTACGCGAGGTAATTGCGCAGGCGGCTCGGTCCTGTGCTGCGATGTTCCGCACATGGAAGTCGCAATGGCAGGATGCTCTTAACACCCAAACGAAAAGGCGCTAAATAGTTTGGCTAAAAATGTTGGCTGTTGTAACATATATTTTGAAATAGGGCCATTCGCTCCAAATCTTTTTTCTAGTGATTTCGCAATTTCATCGTATATTTGGCCGATTTCCAGAGAACGAATTGTCTTAATATTCAAGTATTGTTGTATAAATAGTACATCATCCCTTGTAAGGGATGCTTTCGCACCTATATGAATTCCCTTACAGGTGATGTTGTGCCATCGCTCAATGTCGGTTGGATTATATGGTGTAGAGGATAACGCAACAGAAAGATCCAAAAGATGAACAATTGTTCGGAGAACTTCTGGTAGATATTTTTCAGGGAACCAGTCAAAGAATCGGATCTCAATTCCGTGATTTTTAAATTTATTAAAATTAATATCAAAACCGATCTTATCAGATTTCTTATAATTTATTTGCTGATAAAGTTGTGTATACCAGTGGGATGTTGGATAGTTTGGGGTATCTATCTGTAATTGTTTTCCCCTTACAAGTGGTCTTGTGTCACTTGTATCAAAAGTTCCAACACTTATGTAGCGACTTGCTGCGCACCTTTGGGAGCCCATCGGATATCGCAGACTATCTTTGGATGCTGTTAGCGGATCTGGACTTCCATATTTTGCGATAAAAAACGGTTCCATAAACTGAATGAGGCGTATTGCTTTTCGGTGACGGCTCTCAAAGTCTGCGAAATCGGAGATCTCACCGCGCGAATCTAAGAGAGTTGGCATTGTAAAATTAAAATGATATGTACCATTATTGAAAATCGCAAGATTATTTTTATTTGTTAACATTCGTGCAAATCCGTGATTTTTTTCTGGCCATTTGGGTTGCTGCGATTGATCTTTGAAGACTCTTGTGGCTAGAAGTTTCTTTAGAAATAGAGTTTTAGTATGTATTAATTCTGAAATAACCTCGTCAGTTGTTGCCTTATAGAAGTTCAGTGTCATAAATTCAATTGTATCTCCATCAAAACAGTAGGACTGATTTTCCTCAGTTTTGAACCATGGATCAGCAGCCTTCATTGTATCAAAATTCGTTTGCCCAGAGAATTTGGGATTCTGTTTTGGAATATCTGAATATATGGTAAGATGTTCGCCATTTTCGTCACATTTTGTAAGATAGTGAGCATTCACTAGAATAGGAAGAACTAGCGCGTCGCCACTGCTACCACCCTTCTGTAAGGGGTCTGGTATTAACTGAAGAGATTTATTGAATGTGCCATCCAAATAACTCTTATAGTAATCAACGCTGTAACGTTCTGGTTTGTGGTTATTAAGTAAGAAGTCCTTGGAAACTGCTGAAGCGGTAGGAAGTTCTAGGTAGTTTTCATTTTCTATACCAATTCCCCAATAGATCTCATTTGGCTTGAAAGCGTGAAAATATTTTTCATGTTTCGCATCTGTTGCATTTAGATCCTTACTCATGATCCTTCTATTATGATGGGTTTAATATTTCCTTTTATATTTCACAAAGTGTGCTATGTAAAAAGAAATAACTATGGACCAGGCGAGGATCGAACTCGCGACTTTGGCGTTGCGATTTGTATAGTATAACACTATAAGCACCACGCTCTAACCAGCTGAGCTACAGGTCCACAGGAGGTGTTTCCACCTACTATGTATTCGTAGGAATTGTTTAATATGTGGTTTCTTCAAATTTTCTTGGAGATGTTTTTGAAATTATTTCTTGGATATATTCGTAAATCCTTTTGGATGAAAAATTTCTACGCGAAAATTCTTGCGAGTCTGCCAAAATTATTTTTCACAAAAATTCTGAAAAAAATATTTCCAAAAATATTTCCAAAAAATTCTGAAAAATATTTCCAAACAAAATTCTGAAAAAAAAATTTCCAAAAAAAAATCTCCACGGAAAATTTCGCGAGCCGCCATAAATTTTTTTTCACAAATTTTTGAAAAAATAAATTTCCCAAAAGTTTAATCCCATCCCCTACAAGGGAGAATCACTCTTCAATAGTATATTCAATTAGGAATTTAGCAACAAAAATTTTGACAACTTCCACAATTACATCCTTCTCTGTCGTTTCCAACCACTCCTCAAAATTCTCGTATTGATTTTTGAATTTCTTCAGAGCAGATCCGATCTCTTTTCCTGGAACTCCTAGATCCAGGAAAAGTCGCCCATTAAACTTTTCACTCAACTCTTTGGCTTTGCGAGCCCTGGCAAAAATTTCACGAAACTCTTCCAATTTATTAAAATGTTCCAACGCTTCCATCTGTAAGTTTTGAATGATTTCAGATCTGTCCCTCTCGTCTGCAGCTTCACCAGATTCGCGAATATATTCTACAAACTCCCTATACATTGGACGTTTTCTGGAACGCTCCCTATATTTATGATTCGTATCTCTAGAAAAATCGGATCTAAATAACCGACAACTTTTAATATATTCAAAAATATCCTCCTTACTTTTGAGAGTAAACCACCGCTTATAATCCATTCCAAGATACTCACAGATCTCGCGCGGTTCATTCGTTAAAATAACCTTCCCACAACTATTTCCCAGTTCTATCCCATTTTCATCCAAATATACATTAAGCCAAAGACCATCTTGCCCCAACTTCAGTTTATGACGATTTACAATTTGCCCCATAATTCCTCCAAAATCTCCATAGGAGAAGAAAAATTTGCTCATTTCCATTGTGTTAGAGCCTATAAGGTCATACGCATTACATCTTATAAGGTCAATCTGAAAGTTATCATAATCAAATGATATTACATCCCCATTAGAAACAATTTCATGTGGTTGAAAACATTCTTTAATAAGTTTAAACAATTGAGAAACAAAACCTGTCAGCTTATAAAGAATATCCAAATCTCCAAAATCGGCTTTCCCAGGAACTTCAGGAATAAATTCTATTTCTAGTTTACCATTAAAAATAGATTTTATCTGTTCTTTTATTTTATAGTATTCTTCTGCCGACTTGCGTACAGTTGTTACAGTTTTTAGCGCGTGCCCACCCATCTTCTATAAGGGATATGTGGCAGATATTTAATAGGGTTTAGGGCTCCTCTCCTCGAACAAACTCTACAATTTCTACATAATCATGTGTAATAAGCGAAGAAATTTTCTCAGCATTTAGCTTATACATATGAACAATTGTTTTCTTATTCTTGTGAGGGATCAGTTTACCATCATGTTCATATATAATATGAAGTTTCTTACGAATATCTGGATCAGTTTTTTCATACTCTTGAATTGCTGTGTTTGTCCCTAATGACTTCCCTGAACCACCCTCTCCAATAATTATTAAAAGTTCTAAGATCGGATTATCGAGAAATTCATATACAGCGAATGTTTTTAGTTCTAGTGTATTACAGACCTCCATTTTACCTCTTGCTTTCCCTTATAGGGGATATTTTTGTCAATTTTAATCAACCTCCTCTACCTTTGGCCCAGAGGTAGCAGGCGGTACATCCGAACTAGCACCATCGCCACCAGCACCACCAGCGCCACCAGCGCCTTGGTAGAGTTTCATCATCACAGGAGTAATCTTATCCTCATAGTACTTCTGCTTCTCCTTCAGGGTCTCCACATCAGCCTCCTCTCCATTCTGCTCCAGCCATGCAAGACCCTCGCTCACAACCGCCTCAGTCTCATCAACCGTCTCCTTACCTAGCGCGTCCTTGATCTTCTCCTCACGCAGCGAATTGCGCGTATTGTAAAGATAGGACTCCAGACCATTTCGCGCCTCAATCTTCTCCATTCGCACCTTATCCTCCGCAGCGAACTCCTCAGACTCCGCCACCATTCGCTCAATGTCATCCTTGCTCAGACGACCCTTCTCATTCGTAATCGTAATCTTCTGCGACTTTCCAGTGCTCTTCTCCGCAGCGGAGACATTCAGAATACCGTTCGCGTCAATATCAAATGACACCTCAATCTGTGGCACTCCACGCGGCATTGGAGGAATACCCTCAAGCTGGAACTTCCCTAGTAGGCGATTATCACGCGTCATGGCTCGCTCACCCTCAAATACCTGAATAAGAACACCAGGCTGGTTGTCCGAATACGTGGAGAACGTCTGCGACTTCTTCGTAGGAATCGTCGTATTACGCTTGATGAGCGTCGTCATCACGCCACCAGCCGTCTCCAGACCCAGCGACAGCGGCGCAACATCCAGGAGAACTAGAGAATCCAGCTTACCAGACTTGTCCGCACCAGTGAGGTTCGCCGCCTGAATCGCCGCGCCATACGCAACTGCCTCATCAGGGTGGACACTATCGTTCAGCTTCTTGCCACCGAAAAACTCACTCACCAGCGCACGCACCTTCGGAATGCGGCTGCTGCCACCCACCATTACAACCTCATGTACATCAGCCTTCCCAACCTTCGCATCACGCAACACCTGCTCCACAGGCCCCATACAGCGGCGGAATGCAGCATCGCACATACTCTCAAACTTCGCACGAGTGATTACCGTGCTGAAATCAACACCATCTGTAAGGGAATCTACCTCAACAGTTGCTTGGCTCGCAGAGGAAAGAGTACGCTTCGCACGCTCACATGCCGTTCGGAGGCGTCGCAGAGCACGCGCATTGTCGCGGACCTTATAATTTTTATTCTTCTTTTCAAACTCGGCTACGCAGTGATCCACGAGGGAGTTGTCAAAATCTTCACCCAATTATGTTATCGTATGGCTCTTTATCCATACTTCTTATGGTTTCCCATAAGTTCAGACTATATCTTCATATACAGTATATTGTATATGGAACCCATTCGTGGACATTTTTCCATACCTGTCTTCAGCAGGAACAGGATACTTTGTCTAGTCGTTGAACCTTGATCCACTTTCATGGACCCTTGGCTGCGGATCGCCCAATGCGCCACCTTTTTACCATACTACAGATAATTACTCTGTACCATCAACTCTATTACTAGGCTGACTTGGTAGTGGATTGCTTTTTAATAGCAATTTTATACGCCTCTAAGGGTGTCCCCGCAATTAGAGTTCTTTTACCTCAGCCGAGAAGTTAACCGAGGTGAGTGTCGCCAGCCGTAGCCTTGACCTCAAAAACACCGTCATCTAGCGACAGTAGAGAAACGTCAAAAGTTCCCAATTATGTTATCGTGTTGGAATTTAACCCACACCTCTTATAGTTTCCTATAAGTTCAGACTATATCTTCCAGTATCATTGTCTTTTTCAAAAGAGCCTCTTTTAATGTAGACATTGTTTTCGGAAAAGCTACAACATACCTATAATTATTAATTTGACACCATTTTTTAGCACATTCTACCTTTTTATCAAACTTTCCACTCTCAACTTGTTGCTTATGCCAAATATGATTATCTTTTATTTCTAAAAGAATTTTATTATTTGGTAATTCAAAATCAACCTTATATTTGTGTAACTTATTGTTAAATTCATATTCAATACTTGGACCATTTTTAATATGTATGTTATTCTCATCACACCATTCAATAAATCGTCTTTCAGGAACGCTTTGCCATAAAATTTTATCACCACTTTTTAAATTGTAGTGTTTAATTTGAAATGTTCTATTTGTAAAAGAACAATCCTGACAAAGAATTTTAAAACGATTTTTTTGAATTTCTAAATCTCTATTTATAAAATGAGAATTACAGTTTTCACATTCAAATGTTATGTATTTAAGTTTATCAATCATATTATCTCTTATGTTTACAAGTACTGGAATATATCGTGTTTGATTATAAATACGATAGTATGGATAATATGACCAATTATCTGACAATGTGGTCTTTCCATTTCCAATGCTTATAATATGTTTCTGTATTCTATTAAATTCATCTATTGAGAGATGTTTCAAAAAATATTCATTTTTGAACGTGTCATCTTCTTCAAGCCAATTAGCATCCGATAGACATAAATAGTCTTTTAGAATAGTTGGGTATTTAGATGTTGTAATATTAGAATACGAACCATTAATAATATTTTTTGATTCCTTAAACATAAACTCAGAATGTTTCTGTCGTTTATTCTCATCCATATTAACACATAAATGGCAATTTTTACCATTAGTATTAATTTTTCTTACAAATAGATTAAGTGTGATTTCTTGAATAGCCTTACATGTAAAGCATTGATATTTAACAATTAAATTATTATTTCTTGAAATTGGTTTATCATCCATAACCAATTTATTAATAGGTTGTTTTGTATTAGAATATTTAGCAATAATTGATTCTATTGAAAGTTTATTAAATTTAATACAATTAATATCATCCTTTTCACGAATTGATATAATTGAATTTAAGTAGTCTTGCATTTTATGGACATCTATTATAGGTACATCCTAAAACTTTAGGCCGGAACATTTGATACTGCCCTGGTACTCGTGGGTCTTGCGACCTAGTCGTTGAACCTTTCCTTTCGGACTCGGCTGCTGATTGTCCAATCCATGAATTTTTCAAACCTTCACACTCATACCCTATAGGGGTATCATGTTGTGGTATTCAAGGCTCTAAGGAGTTTCCAGCAATTCACCAGGCTATTTTACTTGGAGGCAGAGCTTTTTTAATAAGCTGAGCATAGTTTACCACCAAGGTCAAAAATGAGTACATTCTGCTCACCCTTTGACGCCTTATCAAGACCATACGCAATCGCAGCCGCAGTCGGCTCGTTAATGATGCGGAGGACATTCAGACCAGCAATGGCGCCAGCATCCTTCGTGGCCTGACGCTGTGAGTCATTGAAATACGCAGGCACAGTAATCACCGCATCGCGCACCGTCCCACCCAGATAAGCTTCTGCGGTCTGCTTCAGCTTCGTGAGAACCATCGCGCTAATCTCCTCAGGCATGAACTGCTTGCGCTCACCCTTGAAGTCAACCTCAATAAGAGGCTTGCCATCCTTACCAACCACTGAAAAAGGCCAGTGCTTCATATCAGCCTGTACAACAGCATCATCAATCTTGCGTCCAATTAGGCGCTTCGCATCAAAAACAGTATTGCGAGTGTTGGAGGCCGCGAGGTTCTTCGCAGCATCTCCAACAAGTCGCTCATCGCCATCAAATGAAACATAAGAAGGGGTTGTACGATTACCTTGCTCATTCGCAATAATCTCTACATGGTCATCCTTCCATACTCCCACACAGGAGTACGTAGTCCCAAGGTCAATACCAATAGCAGAAACAGGGGTGGAAGTGGCGGCAGGTGGCATTTTTAATCCTCTACTACTGTAAGAGAGACGCAACTTTAAGCCGAATTAAGAGACGTGAATAATTGAAGTTTAAATACGCAAACACTCTTAAGGGGTTATACCTCCATATCTACTTCATCAGGCGCAAGACATCCCACCTTACCTCCTACAGGGGTTACTAGGAGAGCGCGCTGCTTTAGTGTTGGAAGAGCATTCACATACTGTGTTACATTCTCTAGGGTCAACGTCAATCCAGCAGGTTTTAGTTGATGCGTATAGAGTCCATGAAGTTTGTAGACATGGTTATTGAGTGGCCATCCTACATCTTTGAGGCTCTTTCGATCCGCCTTTGAACCACGATGGACGCCATTGTATTCTTTGAATAGTTCAGAAGTCTGTTCACGAATCTTACCTTCTAGTTGATAGATTTGTTGAGACTCTTCAGGATAATAAGTGAGATACAGAGGTAGTTGTCCAGCAGAACGGAGTCGCAGGAAACGAGCATACGAATCTGCCTCAGAGCCACGAAGGTCCCTTACAGATGTGTATAGTGGATTGCGTGTGCGCCATCGCTGAAGTGTAGTTGTATTCTTAATAATGAGACCTTGCCATTGCCATCCATAGGTATGTTGAAGGTTTGCAAAGGTGAGATCAAGAGAGCGTGATTCGTCAAACGAATATTGCGTTGGTGCCATCTTCTGCGCTTCTGGTGGCCATGTCGCAGGATTTTCAAGGATTTCCACAGTTCCATCTACATGTACACAGCCGAGACTTACAATATAGATACGTGGAGCTGGCGGAACACCTACAATACGATGCTCAGGATGTTGAAGTACAAGGCTCGCAAAGGTGTAAGGAGTGTGTTCAGGTGATCCAGGAGTAGGGATCGCCTTTCCTAGTAGTGTATATTCTGGCGTATCTTGTACAAGACTACTGAAGTCGCGCTTTGCGTAAAAGTGTGTATTCGCCCCAAGTTTCGTACGAGTTGATAGATGAATATCAGTATCTTCATATGTCTGATAAGCATGAAGCATAACACCTTCTACAAATTCTTGGACTAGATTTGCTGACGTACTCATTTCTGTAGAGGCTTTAAATGGTGCCACACTTACAGGAATATTTGTTACAGTATCCCAAATGACAGAGCGAAATGCGTGAGTGGCTGGCAGGCTGAAATCAGATGTTTTCTTGTCATAACGAATAATTACCTTTGGCCCGGTTCCAACAATCATAAGGCGTCCACCTTCCGCGCTTCTTAGAAAGGTTGACAGTTCGGCCCATGATGGAAACTTCTTGCGAAGGTCAGCGAAGAAGGATACACTGGTTGAAGGAGTTGCCATTTTATATCTGACATTTTTCTTAGCACACACACCCTATCAATTTTTTAACATTGCTCATCGCTTGAGCGCTACCAAATTTTTAGAGTAGGCAAATTAGAGTAAATGTTGGCCAGTAGCGATGCTACAAGGGCCAGTAGCGACGCTACTAGGCAAGAGGGTATTGAAATAGCGGCAACCCCTATATCAGAAGAACATGCTGAGGGCGGGCAGGAAGGTCTAACACCAGGATCAAACTCGGCGAACTCGGCCTCCTCAACTGAAGAGAATCCAAGTCTTGGACTCGGAGATCGCATACAAATTGAGAGTAAAACCCTCGGTCGCGTGGTAGGACGGATCTACTATCTTGATGAAGATCTACTGAGAATTCTACCTGATGGTATTTCAAATCGTCTTTATGATTTTCCTATTACGGCTGAAGGTATAGATCCTGAAATTGGTGTAACAGAAATTTTAACAGAACCTACAAAAATCGCAAGTTTTGTTGAACAAAACCGCCTCCGAGTTGGTGCCAGAATAGATACATTCACCTCTGAGGGAGATTCACGCAATTCATATTCTGTTGATGCTGTTGACCCGGAGGCGGACAGTATTATTATTGTGGATGAGTCCGGTGATAAACAGGAAGTAGTATTTAATTATACTGGTATTCCTCGCGATCTTCCTTTTGAAGTTATCCGTGTTGCTCCTGAAGGGGAAAGCGTATCAGAGGCGCCTGCGGACGCCGCCGACGCCGCCGACGCCGCTGCTGCCACTGCCCCAACAGAAGAGGAAGAAGAGGAGGATCAAATTCTTGGTGAAATTGAGATCCCCATTTTCGCAGAAGTTTCAGATATTCCTGCTGCGCAAAGAATATATCCTGAGTCTGTCCAAAAGAACGATCTTTTTGTGGATCTACTAACACTTTTGGATGTTCCCTCACAGAAGAATCCTACTATTCTTCGCCAGATCCGCGCAGTTGTAGAGATCGCGAATAGTCTTGTGAAACAGGTTGTTCAATATGCTGCTGATGGCACACCTATAGGGGGAAAGCCAACAAGTGTGAATCAACTTCTAGAATTACTCTCTGGTGGAAAAGTTCCAATGGCACGTCCTGTTTTAAATGCTGTAAGAACACTCTATTTGGAACACTCTGGAGACTACTTTGACCGTCTAGAACAGGGTCTACCCACTTCAGAAGCACCATTCAAAAATGAGAATTTTGATGTAAACTATATTTTAGACGATATTGTTGCCACTGAGCAAGCAGTGGCAGTTGCTACCGCTGGTGCTTCCGATGAAGGACTCTCGCGACTTTACACAGAACAGAATATAGTGATTGATAATTTACAGAGACCGTGGAAAGAGAGTGGTTCACGTGAAGTAGGAACGTTTACTGCTAGAACGGATACTGATTTTTTCCGTGCTGCCGCGCCATCTGATGATTCTGAAGTCCCTGGACTGCGTCCTACACTTGATAAGAACCAGGAAATTACCTATACACCTGAACGTCTTGATGAAAAGATCCAATTTTCTCTACTCAAGGCGGTCAGTGGAGTATATCGTAAGACAAAGACTGGAAAGCTTGTTCTCGCAACTTCGTCAGATAGGGCGTCTCTAATTTCTTATTTACTATTTCCTGTTATTGTCGCGGATCTAATCGGATCTACGCGAACCTATAAATTATCTCGCGATATTGGGAGATCTTCAATGCAAAAGAAATGGATGAGCGAGATCTTAGATGAAATTGGAAATGTATCAGAGATCCCTGGTGCTGGAACTATTTTAAATATTGGACCAGAAGGAAACACCCTTGGTAATATAAATGTGGCAGATTACTTGGGAGAAATAATAAAACTTCTAGGTACCACACGTTTCCTAGGACTTGATGATTTCCGAACCCTCTTAATTGATCTGGGACTGGATAATTATGAACTGAACCAGGAAACAACTGATATACTTCAACACAGAGTTCTAGAAGATATAGCGCGTATTCGTAGCCTTATTAAGAATCTTCGTGAGAAATTGGCGTCTATTGATAATGAAGGAGAACCTGCCATCGCTTCATTCCTTGATGATGAATCCTCCAAGATATTTAGAGATACTCTAGGAAGTGTATCACTCCTTGCAAATGACATAAAAGAACTCGGAAAACGCACCCCTTCATTAGCAACAAATGATATAGCTATTCTCGCATTTTTATTAGCAACAAAACAAGATCTAACAATCGCAGCCCTAGGAAAACAGATCCAACTTGTTGAGAGAGAAAGAATACGAGTAGAGGCAGATCTCTATTTAGTGCTACAACGCGCTGCAATCACTGTAAAAGAGCGAAAAGAGCAGGCAAAACTTGTAGCACCCCCATTACCTAATAAGTGCGCACACGTTGCCACACTCACCTCTATAAGGAAAATTAAGAATGACTCGGAACGTATAGCACTTCTTGCCAAGTTTGTTTCACGATTTCAAGGAGACAGAGATGCCAACTATGTGGACTGTATTGTATGTAATCAACATTTAATATGTGTACACGAGATCTTACAGATCCAACAAGCATTGAGACCAAGAGAACAGGAAGTTCTACAGAAAGAACTATATCTTAATATGGCAGGGGGTGTATTTAATGGGCGTTATATCTGTAGAAACTGTGGGCAGGGTATAGCAGAGTTACAGTTTGATAGCCAAGTAGAGTTTAATGATAGTGGCGCTGCCATTAATGGACGCAGCCTATTAGTAGATCCAGATGAAGTAGCAGAAGAACAGTTAGGATTACAGTTAGGTGTATCTATTCCTGGGACAGAGGATATTGTATTTGATAATGAGGCAAAGACGCTATGTTATAATGTTGCGAAAGAGATTTACCAGCGTGTAGGAGTATATCCAGATTATTCAGATTATAAGAATGTTGTAGATGGCGCTTTCATGCGAATTCAAACATTGGATAGTCGCGAGGACTATGACAGAAAGAAGAAGGCTGCTACAGCCAAGGGTGCCAAAAATATTCCTGATTATGATACATATATTAAAGGATTTACTGTAACATCTGTTGCCGCACTAATTCTTATTGATGTTCAGACACATATTCCTGATTATGTTGTTCGTTATACACTCCCTGGATGTGAGGCAGGCTTTGGCGGATTTCCTCTACAAGAAGGGGATAAGAGGACTGGTGTCAATTATATCAGTTGTGCTGTTGGGTCAATTACGAGAAACGAAGAGCCATGGAATCGCACAGGATTCCTACAAATTCGTTCAGATGAAGCGCGCCGCAACACAATTGCGAAGTTCATGGAGAATATTTTAACGAAGATTCTGAATACGGAGCCAACAGTTCAACAGAAGATTGCCGCAAAACTCGAATATTTACGCGAAACTTTTGGTGCTGAGGCGGCAGAGGGGCGGCCACGCGATAAGATCCCCTTTGGATTCTTGCCAGTTCAAGAGCATGTCAAGGCGACAGATGAACCTATAGTTGTTCCTGAGGCTACAGGAAAAGGGGATACTGTTGGACAGAGAAAACTTGCGGCTACATGGATCAGAGAGGGTCATAAACACGCATTGCGTACAGCCCAACTTGTAAGGGGAAATCCATTCGCGGAGACTGCTTGCTGTTTTGGTCCAATTGGTACACCAGGTTCGTATTGGTCAGAACAAAAAGGCATAACCCTAAGTGGTCGCGCGGCACCGGTATCACCACTCTTTCGTTCATCTGTAGTATTTATTCACTTTACTCCAAAACCTATTGCGAACTCTCTTGTTGAGGCTCCAATGAACCTAGCATTTAGAATGTTCTTGAAAGTATGTTACGCAGGGCCACGCTTAGGTTATGCTCACGAACTTGGTTACAACGGTGTATGTGACAATTGCGGTCTGCGCCTGTCTACAAAATATCTGTTCCCTGATTATACGCTTCAAACATCTAGGAAGGCTTCTGTTCCTATAATAAATACACAGGAACTTATTTCAGACCTCCAGGCACAGGGTGTAAATGTTACACCTGAATTTTTCCAAGAGACTCTAGATGCGTCGCATCGTAACTATATAGTACCACCTGTTACAGTTGCGGAGCCGCCACCTACATCAAAACTACTATCACGACTTGGTGATCTTGATCCAGCTCCGATTGAGAATTGGAGACCTATTTTAGCGGAACTAATTACAAACCTTACAACTCTACCAAAGGATGCGAATGAGACAGATATAGCGATTGCGTATGGTGCTATTTCAGAAGTAACATCGGAAGCAGAACAGTTTATAAAACGCCGTTTCAACTCGCAACAAATTGCTGCGCAGATTGACAAATGGCTACAGAATGATACAAAGCAACTCTTTGAGATTTTCATGGCATATTTAATTACTCCCTTACAGAGATTATTGACGCGATATGAAACGAAGACGTTGAAAGTTTCTAAACTTTATGATCTTGGGCCGCAGCATGCGATGGACTTGAATGAGATGTTAGAGAAACATACAGATATGTCTGCGAAATATGCTACAAGTTTTGAGAATGGATTGGCGGCAGTAAAGATACGTTATTTCTTGGAGCAAATTCAGGGTCTGGCGAAGTTTGCGCAGGAGATTCAAGCTGCGCGTGTACCTGGGGGTGAAATTGGTACAAAGTATCTAAAGCGCGCATTGGCAATTGGGCCGTTCGCAGAATTACTGGACTTTAATCGTGTGCCTCCAGTTGCGGCAGGTGAAGTCGCAGCTGAGAGTTTAGTTGATAAATCTGGGTCCGCTCTTGTTTCGTTCTTAGCCGCCTGTATGGGACAGTTTACAAGGGAATCGCTCTCTTATTCACCTGATGAGATTCGTCTCCGTATAGCAAAAGCGAAGGAGAAAGAGAAGATGAATATTGTGTCAGATTTGGACAAACTTGATGATGACGCAAAGCGTGTGGAATTAGTGAACAAGGCGTTGGGATTGGGTAGGTGGGCGATTGGTGGTTCAAAACTTATTTACGCATATAATGCCGATCAATATGAACGAGAACGTGATGAGCGAATCAAGAGAGGCGGAACAGACTTGCCTATGGCATCTTCAGAAAGTTCAGTGCCACCAGGTAATAATCAGGTCTATGATATATTTGGTCAAGGAGTAGGAGCGGGTGATCAATTCTATGAGGGAGAAGGAGGATATGATGTTGGACAGGAAGCGGATGATGATTTTTGAGAAGTATGCCGCGCGAACACGTTCGCATATAGAATCTTTGATTCTGATCACTTGCTAGATGAAGGTACTTCTCTATAGCGGACTTCTATACTTGGCTGGAGTAGCAGTTATACTGGTATTACAGCCTAGTCTTATGTTTACGGAAGAGGGTATATGGAAAGAGTTTGGTATTGGGAGAAATCCAACTAAATATACTTGGATGCCTTTCTGGTTATTTGCTATAATATGGGCAATTCTAAGTTATATAATTGTTCTTCTATTGGCTGGGAGTGGTACACTGCCTGGAATTGGAGCGACAGGAGCGACAGGAGCGACAGGGGCGACAGGGGCGACAAAAGGGTTAGCGGCAGCAGCAACAGCTGCGACAGTAGCAACAGCAGCAACTCCTGCGTCATATGATGAGCCCCTTACATATAAGAACTTTGTACCACCTGTAACTTCTACAGGACGCGCCTCTAGAGGAAAGTCTGCTGCCGGCCTAATTCCTGGTTATTATATTCTAAATCGCGAGATTACTGAAGCAACTGGTACACCTAAATATATATACTTAGGACCTGAACCTCCAGGTATTGAGAATTCAACAACCGATTAAAAAGTTCTAACCTACACAACTTTGACTTAGAGAACCTCCCAATGCTTGGCCATATACAGCACCCCAAAATATAAAGAATGATACGGCAATACCCTTCTTTATATCAGGCGCAAATCCTTCAGGTAAGATACTTTCTACAGGGTATCGCACAAATCCTACAGAATGGGCAATACCTCCAAGAATTGACACAAATCCAACAGAAGGAAACGCATTCATGAAAACTTGTTGTCCATTTACCTTACCGCAACGAATTAGTTGTATAAATATATTAAAAATACATGTCATTGCATATGTTACAATTGGAAGAACTAAGAATATAATTATATAAACTACACTTGTACTCAAATCCCCCTTATAGAATGTTGTTAAAAGAGGCACAATACTGATAAAGAGCGCAGAGACAAGAGAGAATGATAAAACCACGGCGGAATCGAGAGATGGATTGCTATTCTGGGTATTAATTTTACTCTCTTGGCTCACTGCTTTGCCGGCCACTTGGGCGACGGACGTAGACATTATTTTGTTCCCACATTAAAAATTAGGCGAAATGTCCAAGACGGTTAGAAATAGTCGCAAAGTTCGTGTACAGCCAAAGACAATAGAGGAATTCTACAAGGCTCGTGGCAAGGATCCTAAGAGATTTACTATTAACGATCAAGGCGATCTTGTGGCAGCAGCAATTAAAGAGGGTGAATCTGAACGGATATTTACATTACCGAAGTACCGTTCACCAACATTCAAAGAAACTCAGGAGGCCGACTTACACCGCCGCGAGTTGACAGCAAAAGCGGAGGAAGAAGTACAAGATGCCCAACGACTTCTACGTGAAAAACTGGAGGCATATCGTGTAGGTGAGGCATATGCGTCGGATGTTGTGCTCGCAAATATTGATGTTACAAGAAAAGAGAAAGAACTTCAGAGTATTGCGTATCCCTTGAGAATTATTAAAACAATTGATTCAATTGATACAAATGAAATTCTTATGGACCAGCGTTATGAAGTGCGAAAGTTTCCTTATCAAGTACATATTGTAGCCCATTCACCATTTCCCTTACAGGAGATGTATGTGCGCGAGGGGGAGGCTACTGAGGAGGTGACTGCTACCGCTGCTCCAACAGGAGCCAATGCCAATGCCAATGCCAATGCGACTGCTACTACTGCTCCAGCAAGACCAATGACAAATGCTGATAGAGGACGGCTTGGAGGAATTCTAAAAATTCGTAGAACACGAAAGGCATAGACTTATACGCACAGTTGATGATATGCTATTCCATTACTGTAAGGGAAAGTCGCGAAGTTTATCCTCAAATTTATCACAATTTACTTCCTCTGATTGGTATGTAAAACATATTCCATTTTTGTCCTTATATACATCATGCGATGCCGGTGTAGGATAACGTATAACAGATTCATGTGCTGGAGGAAATAGATATACAACAAAAAATCCGATTCCTAGTCCTATAAGCATGGGGATAATTTGTAAATTTTTGAGCATGCTAATCTATTATAACCCCGGTTTTTAGAGGTCACGGATGATTGCTGATATAGTTAATGACCCACGATTCAAGTTAGTATTTAGCTTTATACTTGGTTTTGGTATTGCTTCATTATTCCGTCCTTTATGCGCAGGAGATGGTGGTTCTGTACAATGTCGCAACTTTAGAGCGCCTGATGTTAAGGAGATGAAGGAACATATATACAGAATTGGTAAGAAGTGTTATAGATTTAATCCAAATACAATTGAATGCCCAGCAGGAGGTAATGTGATTGAGGCATTTTGTACTGCTTAAATTGGAAATTTAAGCATAGATCCTTCCCCAACAGGAATGGCTGCTCTGTATCGCCCGTGAGGGCGAAAGCGCGGCTCATTAGAACAAAAATGATTTTCTATTTTACCTAGATGACTTCGGCTGGAACATTGATCAGTGATTTAGACGGAAAGGCGCCAAGTGGCGGCGGCGGAGATGATGACTTAGTTAGACAGATCATGGCTGACATTAACGGTGGTGGCGGCGGTGGTGGCGGCATGGGCCCTCCTCCACCTCAGTTGAATAGTTATAAGATTCAACAGCCAAATGCGAATACTACTTATAATACAGCAGTTGATCCAGCTGTTCCAACTGCTCATATGATTGGAAGTCAGCATCCAAATCCTGCTGATTTTGCAACTATGATGACAAGTAATGGTCAAGGAATGGGTGGTGGAACGCCTTATGTTTCTATGGGCCAGCACCAACAGCAACAACAGCAGTATCTACAGCCCGCGCAACAGCAACCTGTACAAGAGAAGTTCAATTGGAAGGCTTTAATCTTTGAGCAACTTCGTCAGCCAATTCTTGTTGCGCTGATTGTATTTGTTCTCAGTTTGCCAGCAGTAAATGTTCTATTCCAGCATTATGCTCCAAGCCTTCTTCGCTCAGGTGGTGACCTAAATAACCTAGGTCTTCTTGCACGCGCCACACTTGCTGGTGCTTTTTTTTGGATATTTCAAAATGTTATTGCACCCTTGATGGTGTAAAGGTGCCCAAAGTTTTATTCGTAACTTATAGACATGAAGAGTAATAGTACGACAAAGGTGATATCATATGTCGCACTAGGTATATTTTTATTATATGCGCTTGTTGCTTTAGGAGCGCCTGGTTTTCTTTTTAGTATAGCAACAGGATTAATAGTATTTAGTGTTATAGAGTCTATTGAAGTTGCGACAGCAATTGTAATTCTTGTAGGTCTGGGGTACAAATATGTACTTGGTCCTAAAACACATCGGACAATACAGTCAACTACGGAGGGATCAGAAGCATTCGCATCCAGGAGAGTTGAAGGATTCAACGCAGATTCAGGTGAGAAGATTTCTCAGCGCGTACGCAATATGATAACATCAAATAGACTTCCAATTGCGACATATTCAAGTCCTTTTGTTGAAGCTTTTGCGGATGCGTCATCGGCAACGAATGGTCAAGCACAAGGTGAACAAAACACAGTGGCTACTTCTGCTACATCACAGCCTGCCAAAATGGAGGACGCTCCGCCAACGGTTGCTACACCACCTACACAGGTTGTTCAGAACTTCCAGGGGGGAATTCAGGCAGATGGTCTTTTCAAACTTGGTGAACTTCCTACTGAAGCCAAGGGGGGTGCGCATATTGACCAGGGTACGACGCTGATGAATGCGATTGGTTCGTTAAAGCCTGACCAGATTAAGTCAATGACTGACGATACGCGTAAACTGCTTGATACCCAGAAGAGTTTGATGAGTATGTTAAATACTATGAAGCCAATGTTAAATGATGGAAAGCAACTGATGGAGACTTTTCAACAGATGTTTGGTCCTAACGGGGCAGGGGTCGCTCCTGCTGCTGTTCAGTAGAAATCAGCCCTCTTACCATCAGCAAACTAAATTTTATAGCAACTGTTAGCAAATGGCCTTGTCTCGCAGATCTGCGTATAAACGTGGTGGTGCTTCAGGGCGTGGTAAATGTCCTGAAGGTGTTTTATGTATGAGCAATGAATGGTTAATCGCATTTGTAATAATAGGATTAGCCATTGCTGGATTATTTATTTATAACGCAGGGATGTATAATGCGAACCCAGTACAACTAAAGGGGCAACAATATAACCAGCAGCAATACAGCCAACAAAACAATAATAATAATAATCCAATACAGCCAGCAATTAATGTGAATGTTTCACGAGGCGGTGATGATAGATATACACGGGCTCCAGAGCCTCTCCGAATTTGGGATGGTGCTGGCGCTGGTCTAGGCTTCTCAACAACAAGTCTCCCCTTCAATATTCCAACGCAAGGATATCCTCCAAATTTTAGTTCAGTTGGGATCATAAAAACAGAAGATGGCCAAGTACTCCCTCTCTATGGAAGACCCTCTACATATGGTTCAGATCGTTATAACTACTATACTAGAACAGATACTTACAATCCAGTACCACTCCCTGTAAGGTTTGAGAAAAGAGATTGTATGGATGACAATGGCTGCCAAGAAGTATTTAATAAAGACAAAGTCCATATTTCGGCTATAGGAAAAGAGGCCACTGCGACAATATTTAAGTTTGATTCTCCAAAATATTTTCCAGGAGTCTAATAATGGCTGTTTGTAGTCCTGAAGGAAATCGCGGACTCCCTATCATTTTACAGGGACCCTTAACACCAACAATATTGAATTCCATAAAATCTTCAAGTTTTATCGAATTGAAACCATCCGCAAGATCCACATTTCCATCCTACGATGATAATTGGGTATTTCATGAATCCGCTCAAACAACTCTTCGCTTTGAGGCTGCTAATTTTACCCTACAACATGTCCAACTATTCAAAACTGTAAACAGATCCTATTATGATAAAGATCCCATAGCAGAATTCTCTCTATGGTATAAGGGGCATGGTAATAAAGTAATTGTTACTTTTGTTCCAGTATTTCTTGGCGCAGCAGCAGGAGGAGGATATCTAACCGCAGCCTTAACAAAGGATACACTCTATAAGGGATCTGTTTCACAACTCTATGGTTCAAAAAGTATTCATTATGATACATGTGTAGGACTTGAGCGAAAAGAGGGACATGATACTACCCTAACAGAGAAAATCCCTGTAAATGTATTTGTTTTCTTGGAAGGTATTACAATTGATTCTCCAACACATACACTACTCCAGGGCGCAGGTAGATTAAAAGAGTTTGGATTTCCTGCTACGCTCCTGCCATCGCTAGATTCAAACACAATAATGATTCCTGGAAAAACAAATACATTAGATAAAAGTGGTTCTTCTATAAGAAAAGTCTATACAACATTGGTAAGCACTGGTTCCGATAATTTCACAAATCGTTTCCGTTTCTATGAAAAGACATTTATTCAAAGTGAACTAGAGAAAAAGAAGACGTCCACGGCGTATAAATGTGTTGCTATTGATGCGAGTAAGGACCTTAAAAAGATAGGCGACAAGTACGTTGTCTCTTTAGATAATTCGGAAACTGCCCTTGGCTCAGCTCAAAGTCTCCAAGATATTGTAAATCAACAAAAGTTACCTGACGAACAACCAGTGGATATTTCAGATGCTGCTACATATCTAGCAGCCGCTATTGGAACACTTGCTGGTGCTGCTCTCGCTTCCGGAGCACTATGGGCATGTTTCCGCCTTCTTTTGCGCAAATGAAGAGCGTAACTTTTATTACTAATGAGTATTAGCATTGTGAACAATGGACATATATATGGTTATATTTGATGTTCTGATATTCTCAGCAGCCTTTATAATTATATACCTATATTGGAATACTCCAAGCGAATTACCAATCAAAGAAACTAGTCCAAGACCTAAAAGAGCGGAAGGTTTCACAGATTCAACAGTCGCAACGACAACAGTCGCAAATATTTCAATGTGTCCAGGTACAAGTAAATCATTTGTTGCCAAGAATGGCGATAATCTCTGCTGTGAGGGAAATCCTGCTGGAACAGATTGTGAAGGTATTACAATTTGTACTTTATCTTCTACAGACTCAAATAAATATCCTTCTTGTGTAAAATATCTACAAGATTATTATGCTCGCAAAGGGCGTGAAGTATGTCCTAGATCACTTCCTAATTATTTTGAAGATGATACAGGTAAGCGATTCTGTACAGATAGCAGACTAAATGCTTATTTGAATGGCCCATATAATAGTTCTGCGGAAAAATGTACAATTGGCAGTAAAGGCTACATGGACGCCAAATCTTGTGAAGTCCGAGTGGCTCTTGATAGAATGTCATGTCCTTCGCCAGGTTGTACAAAACAGCCAATTGGTATGGCAAATGAACCAGTAATATTAATGGCACACTTTAACGATTCAACTGGTATTAAACATTCATGTTATGATAAAGACTCTATATTACGTTTTTGGGAGAAGGTCTTTGGCCCTGATTGGAAAGCAAAAACCTCTCATATTAACCCTGACAGGAATATTTTATTCTGCGATATTGCGAAAAAGTATTATATTGATAAGACCTTGTCGAAAAATCAGATAGATATCTAAGGCGCCGCATTATTTGAAATCTCATCAGTTGGATGGGTATCACCGAATACTGTAGAAGAAGCAGCAGTTCCCTCAACAGTCACAGGAAGGACTTTCTTCCCATCAATTGACGCATCTACTGGAGAAAATGACGAATCGCCCATATCATCATTTGAAAGATATGATACATAATCTTCTGATTCTTCAGGAGAATAGACTACACGATCTACATGTGCCTCTGTGTTTGCAATCTCACCTCCACTCTCTGGAAGTACAACATCAAGTCTAGGAGAGTTATTATTAATAACTGCCTTTGCCTCTAGAAGTTTCCTATTATTACGCTCAAGGAATATACGTGCTACATAGAGAAACATAAATATTCCTAAGAGCATGTCTATGTAGAGCGCGCCAACACATGCTGCAATGAGGAGTGCGCGAACAATCAGATTATCACTTATAAGAAGAAGTCCATTAGGAGCGTAGGGTATAATAAGAAATAATAACCCAACAATAGCAAGGGCAATCGAATTCTTTGTAAATTTTAGAGCGGCCGCCATATCTAAAAATGAGTGTCATAAAATTTGATTCTTATTTTCGCCACCCTTAATACACCTAAGCCGAAATGATCAGAATGAGTAGTAATATAAATGAGCTTGATAGAGTTCTTACAGCAAAAGGATACGCCATAAAAAAATCATCACTTACACAGGAACAAACAACACAATTACGAAAAAACCTTACAGTGAGTCCGACTGTAGCTCATGCTGCCGCTGCCGCTAACACACAGACATTTCCTGTATATCTTGAATCTTCATCGCGGTTCTATATTCCTAGAATGTATGGTCGTGCGCATTATGGCACCGAAGAAGCAAATGTTGTTCCACATGGTCTTCCTCTTCCGCAGACTATTACCTTTAAGGGAAAACCATACGATTATCAAGAAAAAATCATAGATTCCTTCTTTGACCAAGGTGCGAATGGTCTTATTTGTGTTCCGTGTGGAAAGGGGAAAACTTTCATGGCCCTTGCTGCGGCTGTTCGTTTTGGAAAGCGATTTATGGTCGTCGTAGATAAGGAATTTCTGCTTCTTCAGTGGAAGAAGGAGATTGAAGCATTTATTGAAGGAGCACGTATTGGAGTTATTCAGGGTCCTCTATGTCAAGTAGATCCGGCAAAGTATGATATTGTACTTTGTATGATTCAGACGGTATGCTCACGCGATTTTCCAGAAAATACATTCAGTGGATTTGGTCTTACAATCTTTGATGAGTGTCATCATCTTGGTGCAGCCTACTTCTCACGAACTCTAATGAAAATCCAGACAGCAGCACAACTAGGTCTCTCAGCCACACCTGTAAGGGATGATGGACTTACAAAAGTATTCGAATGGTATTTGGGCCCTCCAGTATATTGGGAGAAGACACGAGAACCTGATGCGACTGTTACAGTTCGTCAAATCAAGTTCTCAACAACAGAGCCAGAATACAATCGTGAACAAACCGACTATAAGGGAGATATTGTAATGGCGCGAATGCTAACACAAATTTGTGAAAGTCCTGAAAGAAATATGTTAATCGCAAAATTATTGAAGGAATTGTTGAAAAACCCTGATAGGAAGATTCTTGTATTGAGTGAACGAATTGAGCATTTGCGAAAGATTGAGGCGGCGTTGGTCAGTCTTCTAGAGGAAGGAGCTGCTTATGGGGTGGAAGTGAAGATTGGATATTATATTGGAGGGATGAAGGAAAATGTTCGTGAGAAGGGCGCAGCAGATTCTAATATCTTGTTTGCAAGTTATTCAATGTCCTCGGAGGCGATGAATATTAAAGCATTGAACACTGTAATTCTCGCATCACCGCGGAAAAAGGTGGAGCAGAGTACTGGACGTATCTTGCGACAGCGTAAAGAAGAGAGAGTTGTTGATCCACTTATTCTGGATATTACAGATTCTCATGGAATTTATGTATCACAATGGAGAGTTCGTCTTCAACATTATAAACAGTGTGGTTATAAGATTGAACGAATTAGTTTTAAAAAATATATTGATGATGACGACGACGAAGATGATAAAGAGGAGATACAGAGCGCAGATCTTAAAACACTAAAGGGGTGCTTAATTATGGACGATTAATTCCTTCTGCGGTGGGTACCTCTGCGACGACGGCTCTGTTTGCGACCTTTGCGCGAGGCTCTTCTCCGCGACTTGCGACCACCACCTGTCTTCACGCATGCCTGGTTGAATGTCTTCGCCTCATAGGGGACTTGTACAAGGAAAGGGGTCTTTCCATCTGCTAGAACACCGCTTGCTCCACCAAGACGATCACTTGGGACATTTGTATAACCCGCTGTAGGGGCATTATAGAACATTGAATCAGGTCCACCAACGCCGCCGCGCTGTGGAAGAGTGACTGGTGTTGCAGCACCCTCGTTTAGTGGATTGTGTCGGCTAGCTTCACATGCTACATGATCACGCCCAGAGAGCGCGATACCAGCATCGCCTACGATTTGAGGGTTTTCAAATCCCCAACGCCCTCCTACCATTTTTTGATTTATAGGAGCAAGGGCCTCATTATTCGCAACTGGAAGCCGATTTTGGGTAGGCGCACCGGGCTGATTTGAATAAATGCCAGTCACATTCAGTGATAGTGGGCTGCCGGCTGTATTATTACGTCTGCGGCGACTGTTGCCGCGTCTTTGCTTGCGACTCTTACCGCCTGACATTCCGGGAAGACCACCAGCCCCAGTATTTAACTTAGTAAGTGTTGGGCTTCCACAACTGCGAATAGGGTCTACCTGGTTGGCATAGTAGGCTTCAGGAGAAATGGGGCCTGAGAAAGTATACGCGGCAGTATTTGCTCCGCCAATAGCGGTTCGTCTGTTACGAGAGCATCCACTTCGCCGAGAGCGCTTTTTTCGTTCATTAGAATTCATTCTATCTGTTAAGGGTTAAGAAATAAGAGTCATTATTTGATATGGAGGGTCATAACCAGGATACTGAGTGTTCCATTTGTCAGGAAAATATAACAGCTCTACAGAATATAATTAGTTTAGGTCGGTGTCGCCATTCATTTCATGCGATTTGTATTCAAACATGGGCAACAGTTCAAACAACATGCCCTCTATGTCGCGAACCATTCTCTGAAGCAAGCGAACTGCGAAGAGTCCTTCCAACATTAATGGCTATGGCTGTTTGGATGCCAATGGAAGATCAAATACAAAGAATGTCATTAGCCTTTGCATTTATTCGTCTTATTCTGAATTATTTTCCAAATAGTGTAGAATTTAACACCCATAAAAATATGATTCTCCAGTTTAGTGAAACTTTCGTAATTGATAATTTTAAGATACCCCTTCTATGTTATTCAAGAAGATCCGATCTATATAAACAAGCGTATTATTTTAAGAATCGGTTTCATTCCCTTACAGGGTTGAATTTGGAGAGACATGAATATGTTCGTCAATGGAAAAGTCGGATTTTAATGGACTATCACGGATCTATGTTCTTTTTTCAAAAAACTCTAGTGGTGCCAGGGGTTCATTATTATCAACAACCTCAAGAACCTCATACTTCTTAAATGTGTCATTGTATTGTACATGTACTTTTGTAACTGTAGAAGGCGCTGCTGCTGCTGAGGTCGCAGCACGGAGTGCGAGGCTAATAGTTAATTTCTTGAGAGCGGCTGAACCGATGGGTTTATGATCTGCTGCGTAGAGAACATAACTATCTGGGAGGTTTAGGAGTGTATCTTTCTCAATTGTTGCGAATAGTTTGCTTGGGGTAGCAGTGGTCTGTGGGGTTTGTGGCAACATGGCGGTAACTTGATTTCTTGGTATAATAGACACCGATGTTACATCCTTTTGCCAATCGCGTCGTTCAACAGGAACGGCGTACTCACGCCAAAGAAGGCGGCGAGTGCGCGGCTTATCAATTATGAATTCCCACATAAAAGCACTCTTTTCCTCAACAGCCGCGGTTTCAATCCATGAACTCAGACTTTGAAGTTTAACAACTTCCAATTCAAATCCTTGAATGCCAGAAATATCTGGCTTTAGAATATTTTTACAGATATTTTTCATTAGACTCCATCGCTCAGTAAACGTATTCATATTCCATGTAAGGGATCCATTGTAGTATAATACATCTTCTAGAATCATTTTTCGTTCATTTCCATAGTATGTAGCGGAAAACACAACAGATCCAATCTTTTCAAGTTGACGTCTATCAAAACAGATCTTTACAATATGCGCAGAGCCTGTCTTTGTATTCCAATAAATAACTGGTGAATCAGATCTCAAAATAAGAAATCCAGAAGGTACTGGACCTAAACGCTGGGCCACGAAAATTTTCTGTGTTTGTTGAAAACTTTCTAGACTTCGTACCGGTTGACTTACCAAGATATCTAGAATATTTCGTCCTTCCAAGAATAGATGAATCTCTTCTTGGAGCGACGAGGGTGTATTTCTTAGACCTGTATATTGTATGGTATTAGGCGCAGACGACCTAACATTTTTATGGCGCGACATTCTATCTTTTAGTAGCAATGTATCTTTAGACCGATTGGTAACAACACCAAATCAAAATGCTGTGTAAGCATGCTCATCCAAAGTATCATTAGCTACAATTCTATCACTTACATACCCCCCATTCTGAGCATACTCGGGTGAGAAGATTCTAAATGAGTTATGTACTTGCTGAACAGGATTACTAGCTACTCCTGAATTTGCTGCTATTTCAATATCATCATTTGCTTTACCAGGCCCAAAACTCCTTTCAGGATATCTCATATTATCTTCTACAGGGAGTTGTCCTTCCACTTGGTCAAAGGGGTCTTTCGGAGTTTCAGGTGGAGAAATAATTGTTGGAATTGCTGTAGCAGGCAAAGCAGCATTTGGAGGATTTGGGCCGCCTGGACTTACTTCGCGCTCAGGTAAATCATTTGGAGGCTGTGTTGTTTCATTAAATTCCCTTATAGAGAGTACTTTGTTAATATCCGGTGCGAAGCCTTCTGCTAGAAAACGAATACCGAAAAATAGGACGAGTATTGCAAATATAGTCAGTAGTACTTTAGACATTACCTTTTATCTAGAAAATATAGATTGGCACTAAGACGGAAGGGTTTAAAAATTTTTCTTTTGAATAATTATATAATGGACAACCTCGTTGCTAAAGTCCTTCCCCTCCTTTCAGGCCAGACAGCACTCAATGTTGAACTTGTAACAAATATTGTATCAGTTCTTCGCGCGAATCTCACTGCCGAACAGAAGGGATTTGCGCTACAAGTCCTCCAAGCGGTTGTAACGAAGTGGCGGCAAGAAACAAAGGGAGTGACTGTCCCATATGAGGTGGAGGCATCATTTGAACTTGTTGTTGCTGCGGCATTCTCTGGTGATAAGGCCGCTGTTGTTGCGAATGTTGAAACTGTTGCTGTAAGTTGTTGGGACCAGTTCCTTGTCTCTTTGTGTAGGACGGCTGTTGCAGACCTGCCTGCTGTTGTTCAGAAGGTAGAGGCTGCTGTTGAGAAGTCTTCTGTACCAGAATCCGTGAAGCAGGCCGTTGATGCTGTTGTTGAGACTGTTGCCTCTGAGGTGACTGCGGCTGCTTCTGCTGTTGCCGTCTCTGCGGATGCGGATACTCAGAAGAATGAGGTAAATACTGCTGCTGCGATTGTCGCCGCTGAGGCTGCGAAGAACTCTGCGACAGAGGCCGCTGTTGGTGTGGCTTCCGCTGTTGTTGCCGCGGTTGTTGATGTTGCGCCTGCGCCTGCAGTACCTGCGGCTGTCCCTGCTCAGGAGCAGCAACTGCCTCAACCCGCTCAAGTAAATGATGTAAAACTTTAACATTTGTAATTGTAAACGATTTAAGACAAGGGGTCCATCCAAACTCAGAATATTCAATAAATGGAAGTGTCTCCACAAGTACAAAATTATCCCACTTATCTAAAATCTTGAAACAGTTCTCCTTAGAGACTAAATAATGCGAACCATTCGTTAAAATCTCTGAAGACACGCCGCTAAAATCAACAGTCCAAAGTTCCATTACCTAGGTATAAAACTTGAAGAATATTTAAGCGTTAAATATTCTTCAGAAATATGGCACCCACTACTTCTGCGCAAACAGTACAGACTGTACTTCTTTCGCAGAAGGGAGAAGTAAAGCAGGTAAAACTCTCCTGTAAGGGTGTTAGTGTTGCGGATATCAAGAAGGCAATTAAGTCCAAAACAGATGTAGAACTTCTTGGAAGTTATGAATTTCCTCCTCTAACTATCTATATGTTTGGCGCAATTGACGGAAAACAGGGTACTGAAAATGAACACGAATTACCACCACCACATGACAATGTTCTTGCATTTGGAGATATTGTAATGATCGCATCTCAAAATAAGGATTATTCAGTACCTGAACCGTTTACACCAGCAAATTATGAAAAGTTCTATCAATATATCTTTGAAGGCGACGATGAAGAGGAGGAAGAAGAGGATGAGGAAGAAGTTGAAGAGGAGGCTGAAGAAGATGAAGAAAAAGAGGAGGAGATTGAAGAAGAGCCTGAAGCTGAAGAAGAAGTTGAAGTACATGAAGAAGAAATTATTAAACCTATTTCACGAAAGAAGGTTGCGGCTGGATCGAAGCCTCGTCAAAATTTACTTATGTCATCGCCAGACTTTAAGGAATTGGACGCATCCTCTGAAACGGATCCAAAACATGTACGAGAGTCGATTCGAAATATTATTCGCACTACGATTTCAGGAGTAGATAATAATTCTCTTGAAAATGCGATCTTTAAGGCCACCCTTATAGAGTGTGATAAGAACCATGTTGTTGCTCATTGGCAGAACCCTCTATTTGATACATGCTATATGACAGTTGCGCGTAAGGTAATTGGTAATTTGTCAGATAAGTCTTATGTTCAAAATACACGTCTATCTGCTCGTCTAAAGGAAAGCGAGTTTACATATGATGAACTTGCTATGAAAAATTATTATGACTTATTCCCTGAAGCATGGAAGGAACTTTCAGATAGACAGATTGTACGCGAAGCAAGACTTCTGGAAGGAAATAAGGGTATGGCGACAGACCAGTTTAAGTGCCATGGTTGTGGAAAACGTGAATGTACATACTATGAAATGCAGACGCGATCAGCAGATGAGCCAATGACAATCTTCATTACCTGCCTAAATTGTGGTAAGAGATGGAGACAGTAAAGGCCTAAGGAAAACCCCCTACAAAAAATTTATATGGCGTCTGTATCTACATCTGTACCTACCACTGTACCTACCACTGTACCTGCCACTGTACCTGCTACTGTACCTACACAGGAGGTTCTAGTTGTTAGCAAAGACGTTGTAGATGTATTTCCTACAAATAGTACTAATCAGTGGCCAATTCTGAAGGATATGTGGTCTTTTTTCTCTGGGAATGCTGGAAATATTCAGATTCTTTCAGTAACCTCAAACAGTGATGTTATTCCTGATCTGAAACTTGCTGAGAAGGTTGGCGGTAAGCTTACTGTATGCGTTCCTCGTGATGAGGATGTTGCGTATTGGGAGGATATTAAGGTTATTCTTAAGGAGCGTGGCAAGTCATCAATCCTTTCAAAGAATCCGGTGTATCCTGATGTTGCGAAGTGTTGGGTTCTATCAAATCGTCTATCTGTAAATAAGGGTCTGCCATGTGTATATGGCGGATCTGTGAATCTGCCTGTAGCCCCTGTTGCTGCTCCTGAGGCTGCTCCTGAGGCTGCTCCTGAGGCTGCTCCTGAGGCTGCTCCTGAGGCTGCTCCTGAGGCTGCTCCACAGACCCCTACAACCTATACCACAAATCTTGTAAAGATTGATGATATTGTGACGAACTATTATTTTGATATTGTGAAGGTAGATTTTCCTGGTCTAGAGCGTTTTGTCCTGAATAATCTGATGGAGTATGGCATGCGTCCTTCTCTTGTGCTTGTTCGTTGGGAGAATAGCCCTGACAAGGAGCAGACTATTCGTGCGGCTGCTGCGACGCTAGTAAATCACGGATATTCTTTCATAGGTCGTGTGGATGATAAGTATCTCTACCACTATAATGATAAGCCTTTCTATAATCTGTCGTCATACTCTGTTCCCTCACAGAAGAATCCCATGATTGAGTCTGCTATGTCGTTCGCAAAACTCGCGATCCATAAGAACCTTGGTAAAGTTCTGGGGCTCACCGGTTAAGTACTAACGATCCCACTAAAGATCCTACTAAAGATCCCTAAAGAACTATGTCCCATAGTTTTTTAGAGGTTACAAATGAGTACATTTATTATTCCAAGATTAATCGGAGGTCTTGGAAATCAATTATGGACCCTTTCCGCTGCGTATGTGATCCAGCAAGAATCAGGAAAAGATCCGCTAATTCTAATTCCAGATTTTTGCGACAATCCTCACAAAAATTCAGAAGCGGATTATTTTTCCATTTTCAGTAAATTTCCAAATTGTTCACGAATACATATTCCACATGAATTCTTAAAAGGTCCTATGGAATTTATGTATTTTGCCCAACAAAACGGTGTATCCTTTGAATCTCCTCAGACAAATTCGCACGCCCCATGGAATCCAGCCTCCATTCAGATCCCATGTCTTCTAGAAGGATACTTCCAAAACTACCAAGTTATTTCGAACCATTTTCCAAAGATCTGCGATCTAATACGATCAGGCCTTCCTAGGGACCCAGAATCTGAGGCAGCCTCTAGACGAAGTTTGACCAATACTAACACTGTTTTTATACATGTCCGAAGAGGCGATTATCTTAAATCTCCAGATTATCATTATATCCTAGATGATACATATTATCAGAAAGCTCTACAGCATTTTGACACGACCACAACCAATTTTCTAATTTTTTCAGACGATATTCCAAATTGCCAGGAAAGAGAGATTTTTAAAGTCCTCCCAAACAAGGAGTTTATAAATGAACCAGATGAATTGAAAGCACTTGCTATGATGACATCCTGTAAGGGAGGATCTATAATAGCAAATAGCACATTTAGTTATTGGGGCGCAGCATTGTCAGGTGCCCCTAAGGTATTTGCGCCACGAGGCAATCGTTGGTCGGTTGATAATCCCCAATTTCTTTTTCCGGATTCGTGGAATATAATTTAGGGTCAAAAAATAGCTGTGTCGGCTAATTAAATGCCACCTCCAAAAATGAATACAATACCAATAGCCAAAAGTATACTTTATGATAAAAGAATACTTCTTGCTAATTTAAAGAGGCGTTCTCTTACAGAGAAGAATATACTACCTAAATTAGTGATATATGATGGTGGGAAAAAAGAAAACACGTAAGGCACATAAATCCCATGTAGTGTTGTTCCCGCCACGAAAAACAATGAAGCCAGGTGATGATTTTTTTACATATATAAATGGAAATTGGGTTCATAGTGCGCGTATGCCTGCATTTATATCTTCTTATAGTGTTAGTGAAGAGATTGAAGATGAAGTAGCAGCAAAATTGTTTAGAGAGATTGAGAAATCTGTGAAAGATATTCAAGAAGATATAAAAGTATCCAGAGAACGAGAGGAGGTTGGAACTTTGGCACTTTCTGCTTTACAAACATCATATCAAAAGAATAGTATTACATTTCTTAAATCATTGGTAAATAAACTGGGATGTATTCGCGATACAAATGATGTTGCTTCAACATTAGGGGATTATTGTCGTTATAGAATAAATACACTTCTTTCAATATTTTCTGGGTCAGAATCAAAACATAGCAGTTCAATTCGCATATGTATTGGATCCGGATCACTAGGTTTGCCAGATGTATCCTATTATAAGGCAACTGCTCCAGGAAAAATGAGGGCTCTACTAGGATATATAAGTCTCCTTCGTAAAGTTGGTGCTGATTTTGATGTCCCTAATTTAGAATTATTAGCAAGTTTGGAATCTACATGTGTTACACCACTAATAAAATCGTTTGGGGATGATGAAATTCTAATGAAGGGATCTGAAATTGTAAAAAAATATAAAGATGTTCCTTGGTCTATTATATTTGGTTCTGCCTTAGATCTAACACCCTCTGTTTGGGCGAATAAACAATTTCTTGTATTAAGTAAATCATGGCTACAATATATAAACCGTCTCTTTAAAACATTAACAATCAATCAGTGGAAGATCTGGCTAGCAGGAAATCTTATTCTTCACGCACTACCAATTCTCCCTCCACCATACGATGATATTCACTTTGAACTTTTTGGAAAAACACTTCGCGGACAAACTGAAAAGATCCCCCAAAAGAATCTGACCCTACTACTCTGTCAACAGTGGCTAACTGTTTCTCTAGGAAAAATATTTGAAGATTGTTGTCTTGATAGAGATGTAATGCGCGCAGCTGAGAAACTATCTGAAAATATAAAAGAAGCATGTATTGAAAGAATACAAGCTACTAAATGGCTAAATCCTGTAACAAGGCGCAAAGCAGTATCAAAGGTAAATCATGTATATTTTGGCATAGGTATCCCTGAAGAATGGCCAAAAACATATGACATATCCCTTGTAAGGGACAATTTATTCAAAAATATTCTACTTCTAGGTGAAGCGTTAACGAAAAATGATATAGAAGCCTCAAAACATCCATTAAATCCACATGTATGGGATGACCCCTCTTTTGCAGTCAATGCATTTTATTATAATACAGGAAATCGTCTAATTATTCCTGGAGGAATATTACAATATCCATTTTTTGATTCTTCCAAGAACGGTCAGCGTATAGGGTGGAACTATGGAGGTATTGGTGCTACTATTGGGCACGAACTTACACATGCGTTTGATACAGATGGAAAAGAATTTAATGAAAAAGGAGACTCTGTATTATGGTGGTTACCATCGGATAATAGAGCATACAATCAGATTACAAAATCCCTAATAACTTTATTTAGCAAAACAAAATATAAGGGTCATGCAGTAAGTGGTACACTAACACTCAGTGAAAATATAGCAGATTTAGGAGGTGTAGCAATTTCACTTATTGCCATGGAGAAAGTGATTGATAAAATGTCTGAAGAAGAAAAGAAACAACAATATATTGATTTTTTTACTTCTTATGCTGTTTCTTGGAGAATTAAGGAAAAAGAGGCTGCTAGTTTACAAGGTCTTATTATGGATCGCCATGCTCCTGCGCCATTACGCGTAAATTTAGTGGTTGCTCAATTTGAGCAATGGTACAAAGCATTTGATGTTAAAGAGGGGGATGATCTCTATATTCCCTTACAGGAAAGGATTGATATTTTCTAGAGCATCAGCAGATCGGAAAGGCGCCAGTATTCGAATGTTCCATCTGGCATAGGACGCTTTAGAATAAAAGGGAGTCGCCTATCTTGTAGTTCAAGACGCGCAATTTCTTTCACATCACTTACATGATCAGGAACAGTTACAAATGGTCGAGCACCATTACTTAGTTGTGTTGCGCGAAATCCAAGGATTTTTGTGCGCTCAAAAGTATTTAGGAATGGCATGGACTTTTTCTTTTCTGTAAGTTTTGGTAGGACTTCTTCAACATACTCTAGGATAGTTTCTGGGTGTTGTGTGTATAGATAGGCGAGTGCAGGATCTGGAACTTTCGTCTCTTCAACAATAGCATCCTCTACTTCGTCAAATGTGTCCAGGATATCGCCCACATCTTCGCCATCCGCCGCACCACCACTTTCTACAATATCGATGTCCATCTTTCTACAAGGGTAGTACGAATTGCTTTAATCAATTTTTATGATTTTATCCTAAAATCATAAAAATAGTTATGCTCTCCGCAGGACTTGAGGGCTTAAATTAAGAACGCATAAAAACTAGTAGAGGAATTAAGAATGGAGTCAGCGAAGATTATTGATGTAGTAGCGGAGCCGGCAGCAGCAGTTGTGCCACCAACAAACGCCGAATATGTTATTAAGGAGTATGACTCCTTTGATGACATGCCAATTTCGGAGAATCTACTCCGAGGTGTCTATACCCACGGATTTGAGAAGCCATCTGCCATTCAGCGCAAGGCTATTATGCCTATCGCTGATGGGCACGACCTTCTAGCACAGGCGCAATCAGGTACTGGAAAGACTGGTACTTTCTGTATTGGAAGTCTTCAACGTGTAGACCCTACACTCAAGGATACCCAAGTCCTTGTACTTGTCCCTACAAGGGAACTATCGCAGCAGATTCAGAAGGTAGCACAAAATATTGGCTCATATCTTCCAATTACTGCGTATTCCGCAACTGGTGGTAATCGTCTTCAGGATGATATTCGTGCGATTGAGAAGGGCGCGCAATTTGTTGTTGGAACTCCTGGGCGTATTTATGATCTGATGGATCGCGGAATCATCCGTCGTTCATCAATTCGTGTTCTAGTTATGGACGAAGCGGATCAGATGCTCGAGGACCGTTTCAAGGACCAGGTTATGTGTATTCTTGGTAAGGGATTTCCTTCTACAACGCGTGTGGCACTATTTAGCGCAACGATGCCTGACCGAGTGGTTGAGGTAGCAAACGAACTTCTACAAAATCCTGTGCGAATTCTAATCCTCCCTGAAAATGTTACGCTTGAGGGTATTAAACAGTATTATGTAGATGTTGAAAATGATGATTGGAAGTATGATGCTCTTGCTGATATTTATGGAAGTCTAACAATTAATCAGGCGATTATCTACTGTAATCGCCGCCAGAAGGCTGAGTGGCTTGCTGAGAAGATGCGCAGTGCCGGCCATACTCTGAATTTTATTCACGGTGAAATGGATGTAGTAGAACGTAAAAAGAGGATGGATGAATTCCGTTCTGGAACTGTCCGTGTTCTAATTGCGACCGACCTTCTCGCACGAGGTATTGATGTTCAGCAAGTATCTCTTGTAATTAATTTTGAACTCCCCCCACAGCGAGAGAACTATATCCACCGCATTGGTCGCAGCGGACGTTTTGGTCGCAAGGGGACTGCCATCAACATAATCTGTAAGGAAGAACGCGATGCTCTCAAGGATATTCAGACTTTCTATAAGACTGATATTATTGAACTACCTTCGAATCTAACTAGCCTAAACGCTTGATGATACTTATGCTGCGCCTGTCAGTACTACTGCAGTGTTACGTACATCATGCCGGCAAGTTGGGCAGTGAACATTCCTCTGAAACCAAGTATCTACACATGTCCTATGAAATGTATGTCCACATGTAGTAAGTTTTCGCACAGTTGCGCCTTGTTCCATTGAATCTTGACATACTGTACATACTGTGTCGGCAGGTGTTTCAGCAATAACATACACGGTTGTGTTATTACGGAGAATTTCAGGGGATGGAGGAACTGGAATAGGTTCAAGAAACGAATTGAGCGGTCCTTCACCTCCCCACCCTGCGATAGCTCCAGCACCACCTGTAAGGGGAATATTATATGTCCATGCTTGGGCTTGAACAGGTGGTGTTAAAAGTGAATTTAACCAATTTGCTAGAATTGGTGTTAGAACACCTTCTGATTGTGATAGGTCTTCTTCATATTGCTGCTGTTGCTGATGTTGCTGTTGTTGCTGCCCAGCTGGAGGTGCTTCCTGAGGACGAACAACACGTTGCCGTCTTGGAAGTGGTGGTGGTGATGTATTATTTCTTGGCCGCCGATTGGGGGTATGAGGAGGATATTGTGGCAAATGCTGCTGTAAATACTCGTATCTATTACTTGAATATACATCATAATTGCGACGCATCTGTCTATTTACATAATCAAACACATCGCTAACGCTAGTAAATCCCTCATTGTCATAGAGTAATGCTGGGAAAAGTCTGTGAAGCTCATTCACAAGTTCACTATTGTAAGGACCACTACTCTGCGCCATTTCTATAAGCTATGTGTTTCTAAACGTAAAAAATGCGCATCAATTTTTCAAACTAAATGCTTATGCCGCAACTTAAATTCCCACATATTTTTCTCAGGATTTGCTCCGAAAGCAACCAGATTAATTAGCGGTGCCTGACATTTGTTGATCACAGCAAACGTCTTGAAAGATTCATTCGCCAAAGCACGTAGCCCCTCCAGTTGCTTCCAGATATCCTCTATAAGGGGTCCAATTAGTTTCTTCTCATCATCCTTCTTGCGAACTTCTAGAATCCAGCGATTTACAAATCCCAGAATGATATCTTGTCCAGCCTGAACAATCATTTGTAGAATTTGTAGGATATCCTGTTTCTTCAAACGTTGCTTCTCACGATTTTGGAGCATCTGCTTCCATAATTTTTCATTAATCTCCTTGCGAAGATATTGAATATCAATATCCTCATTTGTAGTGTCGGTCACAGTAAGATTATAGCGAGGCACCTCTACGTCTGAAATATGGTTAATTACACGATTTGCTTCAATGAAACTGTTATTAATTAAATGCTTTACAGTGGGTTCAGAATATCTGGAAGCAATTCGCGCAATAGACATATGAACTTCATGATTATTATAACATGCTGCAGCCCCTTGGCGGTCATCTGGATCACGAGGTACTGAACCCTGTGTGCGGCGCAGATATTCATAGTAGTGTGGATTATGGATCTTCACATTCACAAGTTTCGTACCAGTCTTCCAGTCAAATGTAGTCTCGCATTGTGTACACCACATCTGGTCACAACCAATTTCCTTATAGATTTCCGCACCACATTCTGGACAGTTCTTACACTGCTTCTTCTTGAGTTTTACACTCTCCACGTTCTCTGGCTTACAAGTGTGATCCGCTTCTTTGACATCGCCTTTAATCTCATAGCAGTCAGGACATACCCAAATAGAGCAAAGACCGCATTTGTATTGGGTGCTCAGGAATCCGCGACAGTCTGTAGCAGGGCAAGGCTTATGAAATTCCACAACACGGTCTTTCTTTTGTGTATTGCTGCTAGCACCAGGTTCTAGTCCTTGAAGTAGCATATTTTGCGTATTAATCTTATGATAGTACATACGTTCCAATTTCAGAAGTGCTGCACGCATAGCCTCAACCTCTGCATATAGGGGCTTGATCTCTTCAATCATTGCTTTTCCACGGTTCATTCGTTCAATCTTCTCCATACGAAGTGGAAGTAGCGACTTTTCACGAGCCATTAGAATATCCTCACGATGTTTCTTATATGTAGTATTCATGAACACCTGTGTGAAGGAGTTAATCATAAATTCTCGCGACCAAGTGCGACGACAGTTCATACAATGAGCATCCTGGATAGACCCTAATAGGTAAGTCTGGCAACATCCTGCGCAGGCAATATACTCACATAGATGACATTTTACCTCCTTGCGAGCAGGAGTTCGCTGGAAAGTTTCTACACAGATAGGGCAGCAGGAGGAGGCAGCGGTGGCGGCCATTCTAAAATTGAAACTGGTTTCTTGATGATTTAAGTGGCAGAAGACACTGTTCAATTTTGGCATCGTTCTCTAATATAAAATTACTGCCTAAGACCCAGGAACATACATATAATTAAATAGAATATGGCTCAAGAAAGTCATAAGGGAGTTGTTGGAATTGCGAATGTAGGGAACACTTGCTACGCAAATTCAGCGATTCAGTTGCTTCGTCACTGTCCTGAATGGTCTTCATTCTGTCTTCAGGGACTAGCTGAAAAGGAAGTCCAGGACGAGACGACTACGCCTGCGAAAGTAATGAAGGGTTATATGGATATTCTTCGTCCTCTCTGGAGTGGTGCTAAACCGGCATATATTCAGCCAGGGGGATTCTGGGAGATGATGCGTGAAACAGTGGATGGTACAATTTACGAGGATTTTCTTCGCAGAATTCCGCATGACGCACATGAATTTATGACATGGCTTCTTGACCAACAGTTCATGGCCACACAGAAGTCTCGTGAGTTCAATATTCTTCCTCCAAAGAATCCGGATGATGCTGACGAGATGCTTGCGCGAGAGGCTGTTAAATCCTGGATTGACGCATTTACAAAGACATATTCTCCCCTTACAGACCTGTGTTTTGGTCTTGCTCTCGCAACCAGCACCTGTCAGGGATGTGGGGCAGAATCGCGGACGTGGGAGACATTTAATATGCTAAAAGTTAAGCCAGGAGCGCCTCATGAAGATAATTCCCTACAGGGGATGTTGAAGCGAGAACTTCAGGATGAATGTATTGAGGATTTCGCATGTGATAAATGTAAGGAGCGCTGTGAAGTTGTCCGATCCCATTCCATTTGGCGTCTTCCTCGGAATCTCTTTGTTGTTCTGAAGCGGTTCAATCACAATGGGACAAAGAATCAGGTTCCATTGTCACTTGATTTTAGTGAGGAAGAGGATGGAGGGTGCGTCAATTTCAGGGAATCTTTCTCGCCAAAGTCGCCAGAAGCGAGCCGTAATTTTAAGTATACTGTATTTGGAACAGTTGACCATCATGGGCATCATATGGGAGGACATTACACTGCGCAGGGGCTGAACCCGCTTTCAAAGAAGTGGTGGGTATATGATGATGAAACAGCGTATCCGTTGGAGGAGCCAAAATTTGGTTCTTCAACGTATATTATTGGGTTCAAAAGCGTCTAGTTGCGGCGACTGTTGCGGCGAGCCTTTCGCGTATTTTTTCCCTTGCGACTACCCTTTCTGTTTCGTCGGCGTCTGCGGCCACCAGCCTGTTCATTTTCAAGTTCCTCTGAACTCGCATTTGTAATTGTGCTGCGGTTGTTGTTGAGGTTATTTCTGCGGTTGTTGTTGTTGTGGTTATTTCCATTTGCGCTGTAGACAGACATGGAATTCGCATTCGCATTTGTTGAACCTACTGACATGGCATTGTTGTTGCGACGACTGTTCGTATTACTACGCACACTTGACGCATTATTTGACACAACTGTTGCGCGATTATTTGCTGGCGCAGCAGCGGCACCTGGTCTTGCTTGAGCGTTTCCCATTATTACTAATACTATGTAAGAAAAGCTTTTGAGGTGGTCCCCACCGGGACTATTTATAGATATCTAAATTATAAGCTATTAGGAGATACATATGTCTGTAAAAATCATTCTCTTAGCAGGCTGGTCACAAGCAGGTAAAGATACCGCCGCCGATTTTTTATGTGAGCAATATGGTTGCCAGAAACTATCCTTCGCGGAAGCTCCGAAAATCGCAGCCGCCGCAGCCTACAGATTTCCATATGCCTGGACTCAGACACAGGGAGGTAAGTCTCTAGAAATTCGCACTGATACAGGTCTACGCACTGTAAGGGACCTTATAATAGAATATGCAAACTCTGCCAGAGTAAATAATCCTTATGTGTGGGCAGAAGTTGTTGCGAAACAAATCCGTGACTCTCCAAGAGTTGCAACTATAAGTAAAGTATTTGTTATAAGTGATTGGCGTTTTATTGACGAACTTGTTGGACTCCAACGTGAATTACCTATGGCTGAAATATATCCAATCCAGATCCAGCGCCCAACACAGATCATATCCCCTGTAGGGGATAGTTCGGAATACCAACTTGTTGGATTTCCATTTTATAAGCAAATCATAAATCCTGGTAACATAGAATTTTTTAGAAATATTGACAAATGTATGGACGATATGTTATTACCAACTATAAAAATAGTAGATCCCAACTTAGTAGAATGAGTCACTGTAAACTTCGTCGCAATGCTGCGAACCTTGGATGTGGGCCGCCAGATAAGCCAACAAATCCAGCACTGAGCTCTGAAAATAATAAGAAGTTTGAGGCAATGATGGCTGAGCGCGCACGGCAAGATGCTATGTTATTTGGCGGTGGTGGTGGAGCAACTGTGCCAACTACACAACTCTCTCAACAAACATCTCTAAATAATTTTCAATTTAAAAAATAAATATTAGTGAAGTTAAAGAGTATTATAATTATATAATAATATATGAAAGTTTCAGCACATATAGCATATTATCATTATTCTGATGAAAAAACTTCAGGCAAGAGATCAAAATATCTTATCAGCATGATAAACGATTATTTCAATCAATGGGAAGTTGAACATATAGATATTTTTATTCATACAAATACTGAAGATGCTAAAATTATTCAGAATAGTTTCTTATATAAAAGTCATATACAATTATATTTTATAGTTCATAATTTATCCAATGAGAATCCCCATAATCTTACATGGAAACATCGTGAGTTAATGGTAACTCAAAAAGACAAATATGATATATTCCTATATCTAGAAGACGATATCGGTATACCCTATAAGGCATTCAAATATTGGTTAGATTATAAGCATATTATAAATAGTATAAATTTTGATATAGGATTTATACGAATTGAAAAGAATGATAATAATGAAATATTTTGTACTGATATTTTACTTAAATGCGAATTGTACCCTCTTATAAATACTGATATGACTTTTGCGTGGAATCATCAACATTATTGTGCTTTCTGGATATGTGATAAAGATACACTTGTAGATTTTATGAATTCTAAATATTGGAATAAACATGGATTTTTCCCAGAAGGTTATGGTAAGCCAGAACATCCTGAATTTTCTAGAGAAAGTGCTGCTAGTGGGTATAAAATGTCATATCCATATCCTGGTTCTTTATTTCCTGTTGATAATAATACAAAAAAAATATTAGATATATGTTTTGTATATCATTTAGCTAATAATTATGTAAATTCTGATACTCATTTGGGACATTTCCCAGTTTCAAGTTTGACTTGAGATTTCACCTCAGATGTACAACTTCTCTGAAGAGAAGTTCTAGATCTAAGATAAATCTTAGATGTACATTCCATGTGGAGGTGTATCCTTCTCCTCACGTTTGGTTAAGAAGAGTTTGATATGATCCTTCTTGAGCACGAATGGAAGACGGAACTCTGGAATATGGAACGGTAGGTCCTTTGTATTGAACATGCGTAACATATTGATCTTCTGAGCAATCTGGATACAGCAGCGACGCAGTTCTCGGACACCTGGCTCTCCCTTACAGTAGGTTTCAATAATATGTTCAATAATTTCCTTCGTGATTGCCACCTTTTCAACGAGATTTACTTCTGCGAGTGCTTCAGGCCAGAGGAATTTCTCAGCAATTGTAACTTTCTCTTGAGGCTTGTACCCTTCAAGTTCAATAACTACAAAACGGTCAAGGAGAACTCTGTCAAGTTTTCCGATGTCATTTGCACTAAAGACGAACATAATCTTGGAGAGGTCAATTGGAATACCGCTGAGATACTTATCCTCAAAGTCCCCATTTTGTACAGGGTCTGTAAGATGAATGAGCAAGTGTTGTACTTCTTCGCCCTTAGGAGTGGCTGAAATCTTATCAACTTCGTCGAACATGAGAACCATTGAGAGGCTCTTTGCTGCAATAATACTATTTACAATCTTTCCTGAATGGCTTCCCTCATAGACAAGTTGGTGACCAGTATATGTGCTGGCATCTGAATCACCTCCAAGACTGATGAACTGGAAGGGCCAGTCAAGAGCCTTCGCAATACCATTCTTAATAAGACTGGTCTTTCCAACACCTGGTGGGCCGGCAAGTAGAAGCGATAGACCGCGAGAGTTTGGATTCGTAATTTTTGCGGCAATAAACTGGAGAATCTGGAGTTTTGCTTCTGATTGGCCATAAATAGCCGCATCTAGACAGGCTCTTGCTCGTTCCATAAATCCACCACATTTTTCTTGGCCATCATCCAACTTTACAGGCATATCCTTATAGTCTCCAAGAGGGAGAGCCGTTGCTTTTTCAACCCAATTGCGACTCTTATAGTATTCACTACTTGTGGGATCAAGCGCCTGTAAGGCGTTGTATTTTGCTAGAATTAGACTCTGGATTTCTGGGTTAATCTTCATTGATAGAATTCGGAACATTGTATTCTGGCCGCCATCTGCCTTAGGTCTGCGCTCAAGACTGTCAATCATTGAGCGTTGCTGACTGTCAGGGAGTGCCTTGAATTGATCAATCTGATCATCAATTGTAGTCTCCTCTAGTGGAGCTGTAATAAGTTTGACAAATTTCTTAACTGTTTCAGGTTCTTTCTTCATATTATGGCGCTTTGGAACCATTTTCTCCATCATACTGTCATCAGGTCCAAATGACCCAAAACTAATACTTATCCCTGTAGGGGCAGGTTGTTGTATGTGTTTCTTTTTTGATTTAGATGTGTTGTCATCCTCCTCTTCATCATCATC